CTATATACAATAACGAGATAGTTACTAGGTCTAGCCCGACTAATAATTATCGATTAAGATATTCTCGACCTACAGATAGGGGTCCTGTGGCAGTTCGTTTGCGTGCAGACTTTTCAAGATTTCAGCAGAATAATAGAGTATCACCAATTTTAGATTCCTATAGAATTAGATTCAGTTACGTAGATGAGGAATTGTAAAAATGTCCGAGTATTTGAATCCGGATTTCGACAGTCGCACTCGAAACATTCAACCACAAACCCAGATTTATCGGGCCGCTTATCGCTCTCCTATCCAATCTCATACAATGAACTTGTTTCGAAACAGTGTTGTAGAAGACGTAAACTATCTGTACGATAAACTAGATTCAATTGGAAATGATTTTAAATCTAGACTTGATGAAATATATTTAGATGATTCTATTCAGATATCTGAAGATACGGTTATAACGAAGCTTTTTGCCTATGCGAACGAACTTCGATATCTTAGAGAAGAAATTAGTAATCTTGTTGCTCCTTCAGTTGGTGTCGATTTACTTGGTGATCTAGATGGAGGATCAGCCTTTGACTCAGGTTCTTTGGTAGATGGCGGAGATGCCTTCTCGTCTTATACCCAAGGCTCCGATGGTGGCCCGGCATAACTTCACTTAACTCACTAATTCTATAGAATGATATAAGGTTAAACCCATGGCAAAAAGCCCTTACACCCAGAAACACGTGGATCAATTTCGAGGTCCGGCTGATTCAGAAAGTTTCAATAAGAACTCGGAAGACATTTATCAAGATCTTGTATACCTACACAACAAAGCTAATGAATTATCGAGCGATGTAGCAGAGGGTTTTTCTGCTGCGCTAAAAGATATTTATGGCATCAGTCGAGAAATTGAAGATTTAAGAGCAGAAATAGCGGCTATTAAAGCAACTTCTGGTTCCCAGCTTATATCATATGCTGGAGCACATATTGACGACACGGATAGGTTTGCAAACACAGCTTATGAAATTAGCGATATAGATAAATTAGTTTTGGATTCTCGATTTAAACTTGTGACGTTGCCCAAAGTCATTGGCTCATCAGTATCCAAATTAAAGTACACTGGTGTAAGTGGAGAAATTTCTATACCTCCATCGCTAGAGATGGTTGTGGCACCAAAAACTAATTCACTGGATAATGGAGCCCCAGAAACAATTGTTCGTACTTCTTTACCTTATGAAGCCGTTGTCGCTGACCCCGGCAGAGTTTGGGAGCGAAATGTAATTTCTGATGATCCCAACGGCCAGGTCTCTTTGGATCTGATGTTCTCTCTGCCGACAGAACTAACCTCAACGCCTCTATCTAATGTCATAGAAATGATTCCATTTCCGTTGTACGGCGTAGACATAATCGGAATTTATTACAGCACCGATCCGGCCCCAGTCATGTCGGCAGATAGTCCTGAATGGATTCCTCTAAATGATGCATCTCTTTATACTAACGATGATGACGCTGTAGGCAAAATTCCGCCAGGGGCTTGGAGTGGAGACGCAATCCTTGAGTCCTATCCTTTATCTTTTGTGTTTCCTTCTAAGAGAATAACGGCTTTCAAAATAGCCCTTAGGCAAACGAATCCCTTTAACCTTACATCTGATTTGATGTATCCTAAGTACATCTATTCTTATGGAATTTCCACTCTTGATGTTAGATACGACAAGTTTGCTGACTCAGGTAAGGTTATATTTAGACTTGACCCTAATACCGGAGATACAATATCATCTGTCGAAAATGTAACACCGTTTATATATAATGTGGCACAAGCCGCCATCTCAGATGTGTTTTCGTATCAGATAATATGGGAGACCTCTCCGGATAGCGGAATTTATACACTAACACCAGTTCCGTCTTCCGAAAAAGCTTGGATAGAAATTACCCTTATGAAAGATGATTTAGATAATCTCCCTGCTCTCAATGGATTTGTGGTAGAGTATTCATAAAAACAGTTACTATTTAGATCGAACCACCAGAGAACTGATGCCTTAGGCCCGTTTATAGTTACGTTAGCTGAAGTGCAGTCTCCTACGAAGTAGGGAACCGTTCTCTGGTGGTTCTTATTCTTTAGAGATGAACAATGAACAATAAAAAAATTCCTGGAGATTATGCTTGGATTGCCCTTGCGGCAGGTATAATTACCTACGATGCTGTTGCTATTAAAAGCCAGAAACTAGAGACAATGTCATCTGCAATATGGAGATCGCTATCTCATCCGATTAAATCTCCTGTGGCAGCACTGATTTGGGCATCTTTAACATGGCATCTTTTTGGCAATAAAAAAGCAAGAAAAGCCTATAAGTCTTATAGGCCGATATTCAAATCAATTTAATTATAGATAGGAAACAAAATGGAATCAACTATTACCATTGACCCTTTCGCGGTCAGTATCCTGGTCGGCACGGTATTACCTATCGTCGTCGGCCTTGTAACAAAGCTGGGGGCCTCTTCTGGCCTTAAGGCAGTTCTGTTACTTCTACTTTCGGCCGTTCAAGGTTTGATCGTTAGTTCAACAATGGGCGATGGCGCCGCAGTATTCTCAACCGAGACACTGCTTATTGCTGGCCTAGGCTGGGTGTCCGCGGTAGCTTCGTACTATGGCCTCCTTACCCCGACAGGCATTTCGCCTGCAGTCAACAATAAGACTGCTAGATTCGGATTGGGATCAGATCTCTAACGAATCCTTTTTAAATCTAGACGCTCTTCACCTGGTTCTTATCAGGTGTTGGGCGTCTTTTTTTTCGAATATATGTTCGGCTTGATCTATTCTCAAAAATTGACATAAGGCCTGGTAGATAAATTATTTTTCTTTCTTCGAAAGTTGTGTTTCGAATCAAGAACTATCCCTGTACTATTGTGTCACAGGTAACCAAACAAACTCCCTGGCCCTGTATCGCCGGGGAGTTTTTCGTCTCGGAAGAAGGAAATGAACGTGGAGAATAATGATGTATGGATCCCAGAAAATCTCGCTTTCTATCTTTCGGTCTACTATTCGAACATCCCTGACTGGGAAAGGCAACTAGGGAAACTACGAAAGAAAAATTATGGTAAAGATAAAACTAGGCAACACTTAGGCTTTACCATTGTAGGCGCGAAGGAGAAGCGTGTTCGTCCGACCGATCCACCCGAGGCCCTTTTGTTCGCTTGCTATAAGTTCGACGGATACGACGAAGAAGATTGGCCAAGCAAACTTGAGAAAACATATTCCGAAGATCAAATTATCCAGGAGAACCGTCAGAAGTTACTGTCTCTTGGGTCAATTACTCCGGTAGAGCATCACAGTCGCTCTAGGCAGGGCCTAAGATGGCTATACGAAGAAGCCTCAAAGGACGAGACTATTTCAGAAGTTGATAAGACGTATATTCCAAACAGAATGAAAAGTCTGTTGTTAATATATGGGCCAACTGCTATATGCTCTTTGTTTCAAAGAGTCGAGCTCAAGTCTCAGTTTCTACCAAACGTTCCCAATTGGAGAACTGGTTATTTTGTGGAACGTTTCTTGTATGAATTTTTCACGCTGGACCAGCTACAGCAAATGAAACAGCTGGATATTGAACGGGCTCCCCATGAACTCATTAAGTACTTCATGAGTGGACCTGAACAAAAACAAGAATCATAATTAATAACAAATTTAAGCATTTAGGACATTGACATGGAATCTTTTACCCAAAATTCAGTTGTGACACATCTAGACACGCTAGAAAAGCCTGTTTGGGGGCCAATGGGAGAGGTCGTTTACGAACGAACCTATAGTAGAATTAAAGCTAACGGAGAAAAAGAAACTTGGGCCGAAACAGTTGATAGGGTTACTTCTACCATATCAGATCCGGACGAACGTAAAAGAGTCGCTGAACTTATTTATTCCTTTGAGATGATCCCCGCTGGTCGACATCTATGGGTGACCGGAACCGGCTTGCCATATGTAAGGAATTGTTTTAGGGCACCATTTACTTCTCGTTTAGCAGATCATTTTGAATTCATGGGCTCACAGCTTATGACCGGTGGTGGTGTCGGAGCAAACTATTCTCAGGAATACTTAACTCTTTCTGATCCGATAAGAGAAATGGGTAACATTTACATTACCATTGATCGTTCTCATCGCGATTACAATGACGTAAAACTTCAATCCGGTGAGTCATGGTTAGAGCCTGAAGATTTCCTGGATCGAGTCAATGATTTATATTACAATCATGGTGCAGTGGCTTTAAATCGTATCTCTGATGATCGCGAGGGATGGGTCGAGTCTTGGGGGCTTTTATTCGATCATGCCACCGGGATTAACTCAAAGCTTGATCTGTACTTTGATCTCACCGAGATTCGTTCAAGGGGAGAGGTAATCAAAACCTTCGGCGGAACCGCCTCTGGCCCGGATCCATTGGCTGGATCACTCGTTAAAGTTCACGAAGTATTAAAGAGGGCTACTGGACGACATCTTAGTTCAGTAGAAGCCATGGAGTGCGATCACTATTTGGCCGAAGCCATCGTTGCTGGTGGGGCCAGGCGCAGTGCACGGATGTCTATTGTTCACTGGGATGATCCTCACATCTTTGACTTTATTCATTGCAAGGAAAATCCAATGCTGCATTGGTCAACTAATATTTCAGTAGAAGTTGATGACTCATTCTTCGAGGCATTAACTCGCCATGAAGAGGGCGCTTTAGCTGTCGCTAGAGCCGTAGTAACCGGGATGGTGCACAATGGCGAGCCAGGCTTCTATAACTCTTCTTATGCGTCATTTGGTGAGCACTCAGACACTCGTAGCACCAACCCATGCTTCTCTGGAGATACGTTAGTTATGACGGCAGACGGTCGTGACGCAGTATCTTTAGAACAGCTTGCTAAGGAAGGCCTAGATGTCCCGGTTTATTCAACCGACGAGTTTGGGAATGTGTCTATTAAGATGGGCCGTAACCCTCGCGTCACCGGATATAACCAAAAGCTTCTCCGCATTCACACAGACAAAGATTTTTATGTAGATGTCACCCCCAACCACAAGATGATGACTCGTGACGGTCAAATTGTTGAGGCAAAAGATCTACAGATCGGTCAGTCTCTCATGCCGTTTACTAAGCGGCAGGAAAAGTTTTCTTCCGATGGTCAACCATATTGGAGAGTATACACCAATGCCCTCACGGAAAAAGAGGGAAAGATAATGGAGCACCGGCTTATTTCTAAGTTTAATGATTCCAATGGTTGGGAATCTGCAAAAATTAGAACCGAAGAGTGTGGCGGTTGTGCGAACACTGGCGGTATTGTCGTTCATCACAAAGATTTTAATGGTTTAAATAATTCACCAGATAATCTTGCCGTGATGACCTGGCGTGAGCATCAGCTTCTACATGCGCAACTCGCTGATGTATCCGGAGAAAAGAATCCACGTTACAGTGGTTTTGCAGATGATGATATTCGTAACCGTGCCATCGAACTAACTAAAGAACTGGGTCGTCGTTTCTCTCACAAAGAATGGGTCAACGATACTAATGTGTCCAATATGCCTAGGTCGTTCAGCGCTCATCGCTCTGAACTGGGGTCAGTTGTTGAACTGTCACATTGGGCCGCAGAAAAACTAGGCTTCATTACTCACAGTATTGACACTCGAACCTTACGTTTGTTACAAATTGCTGAGCAGCAGGGTTATGAAGCCCAGCTAGTCGATAAGACCGTTTATGTAAATCGTGTATGTGAAACTTGCCAGCATGATTTCTTGGTTAACTATCAGCAGAGGGAACAAGCTTTCTGCTCTGTGGCATGTGGCAATAAGCATTTAGAGAACGATCCTAAGCGCAAAGCTACAGCGGCAAAGTATTGGTCTGACAAGATGGCCGAGACAAAACTTGCTCAAACAAAAGTCTATTGTGACCTTAAGCATAATCTTGGCCGCGACCCACAAAAACCAGAGTGGATAGATGCCTGTAGGACTCAAAAAATTAGCTATAGATTAAATCCTAAGAGCCCGAATGCATTCCCAAACTGGAAAGCTGTGCAGGAAGCTGGTGATAATCACAACCACAAGGTCATAAGGATCGAAGAGCTAGACGGCGAGCATACCGTATACAACTTAACTGTTGACGAAAACCATACTTTGTGCGTTGGAAAACTAGTAGGGAACCGATACTCTGGAATAAATGCGCTACAATGTGGTGAGATTAACTTGCAAGAGGGCGAAAGTTGCAATATTGGCTCAGTAAATCTCGCTGCCTTTGGTACCGATGACGACGGAGCGAAAGAAGCTTTTGAACTCATGGCTCGGTATTTGGTTCGCGCCACTCTTACGGTCCCAGATCATAACCTAACGGCTATGGTAGAGGCTAAAAACCGTCGTATTGGAGTTGGATTCTTTGGGTTCCAGGAATGGGCAGCTGCTCATGGAGTTAAGTATTCTGAGATTCCCCATTCGGAAATTTTGGCTGAGAAACTTGAGTCTTTCCGTCGCACGGTTCGACTCGCAGCAGACAGGTATGCAGATGAGCTAGGCATTCCTAGACCAATCAAAGTTACGGCGATAGCTCCGAACGGTACAATCTCTATCCTTCCTGGGGTTCAAGCCGGAATTCATCCTGTCCTGGCGAAATACTTTAAGCGCAGAGTACGTTTTACAAACGGTGACAAGCTCATCGATAAGGCGATCGAGGAAGGTCGCCATACCGAACCTTGTATCTATAGTCAGAATACCACAGTAGTAGAAAATATCGTTAGAGATCAAATCCTTGACTCTTATGACGAAAGCTTAATTCAGGAGTCTCATGAAGTTACTCTTGATGAGCAGCTTGCGGTGCTGCAGTTTGTGACGCATCACTTTACGAATGGCAATGATGGCAACGCAGTTTCTTTCACCGCTAATATTCAGCCTGAAGAGTTAACTGATTTTGAGCATGTGTACGAAGTTATTATGGGCAGACTCCCGCACGTAAAAGGAATGACTATTTTCCCCGTGATGACTCGGCCACAGTCACCCATTGAGGCTATCACGGCAAAAGAGTATCATGATTATCACGGTACGGTTGAAGAGCATGGGTCGTCGTTAGACGAAAACTGTTCGACAGGTGCCTGCCCGATTAGATAATTGCTCGAATGAGGGGCTGCGACTAGAACTCCAGCCCCTCAAACAATTTGGGAGCGAACATATGACAGATTCCTCAAACGAAGATGATATCTTTGAATCAATAATCGAAGAAAATCAATTAGAACAATGGATTAGGGACAATAACCATAACTCCATAACAGTCTCGGACATATACGAAGGAATATCTATTCTCTCTACTGTTCAAGTAGATCTGCACGATTATCTTAAGAGTATTATTAGGGCTATTTTTATTAACCAAAAAGCCGGTTACGAGGTAGAAGAAATTCCTCAATTGACCGGTAAGCAGATTGCAAATTTAAAACAAATTTTTGAATCGGCGGCCATTTTCTTAGAAAGCTAGTGTATAATATTGTCCATGTCAATAATCATGGAGAATAACCTCATCCCTACACTAGACAAAGGCTACGTAAGATTCATTGATTCTTACGGTGGAGATTTAGCGGTCGTAAATTCCGCAAGAGCTTCTTACAATAAAGAAGTTACAGAGATTAGTCAAGCCGACGCTAAGCTTATTCGTTTCTTAGTTAAGAATGGCCACTTCTCTACCTTGAGGCATTCGTTTGCAACTTTAGAAATTAAAGCCCCGCTCATGATCGCCAGACAGTGGTGGAAATATATTGCTGGGTCTAATCATGCGGACCTTAACGTCGGCTGGAACGAAGGAAGTCGCAGATACATTACTTCCGAAGAAGAATTTTACGAGATTAAATCGTACGAGTGGAGATCGGCTCCTGAAAATTCCAAGCAGGGCTCGGGAGAACCAGTCGATGAGTTCACCGGGGCTTTTTACACAGAGGCTTTTAAAAAGTGGTCTGACGAAGGGTATGGATTATATAAGTCCGCTCTAGAGAATGGAATTTGTGCCGAACAGGCGCGAGTATTCCTCCCGGCGTATTCACTATATGTTAATTGGCGCTGGACATGTTCTCTGCAGGCCCTATTGCATTTTCTGCAGCAAAGGTTTGCCGACGACGCCCAAAAAGAGATTCAAGAATATGCACATGCTGTGTATAGACTAACTCAACCGCGCTTCCCAATCACCTTCTCAGCAATGGACCTATAATGCTGTGGGGATTATTCGCATGTGTGTTTAGCTTGCTCTTTTTTGTGGTTTCCGTCTATTATATAGTTGGAGTATCAGTAGCAAGAGCCTTGGGTTCGCCACCCTCAAAGGCAGATCTATGGTTATCATTATTTATGATAACGATAAGCTCTGTGGCGCTCCCTGTTAGTTTAATAATTTTATTGCAAGGAATATAAAATGGCCGCTGCCCGCTGTAATTATTTAGTTACCTATGAAAACTCCCCTCAGGTGTACTCTTCGTCTACTCTTCAGACGATTTTGAAAGGTGCTCCCCCTAAAAACTGTACTGACGAAGGTCGTTCGATTTTGTTTATTACGTATTTCCCTGACGATAAAGAGATGCGGGTATACAAAGTAACTGATGAAGAAATTACTGCTGAGCTCCAAAAGCTAGAAGACAAAGAAAACGCTACTAAGGCTAATCAGTTGACAGATGAAGAAACCAGTTAAGCTTTATCTATACAATTATCAGGGTCAAAAAACGATAGTTGGGATCGAAGAAGCCGAAGAGTTTGATGACTTTGTTCTCGTCAGAGTTAACGCTTCTACAATGACCGATCAAGACATGGGCTTCTTCCAAGAGCAGTTGTCAGAGATCTTTGCTGAGAAAAAAATATTAATTTTTGATAGTTCCTTAGAGTTTAAGATTTATGGAGTCCGAGAGCTCGATGAGCTAGAAAATAAAGAAATTGCCACCAAAGCGAATCAGTTGGCAGACGAAGAAACTAATTAAACTTTATTCTATATAATCATCGGGATCAACTAAACGATAATCAAAAGAAAAAAGGTATTCATATGACATACGTTCCCTCAACGTTTTTCCCTACGGAAGACGAGACCACATACTTCTCAAACCCTGGGATCGGATGGCAAGAAGAAAACTCTGACCGACTTGATACCCCTCCTGAATCTACTCCATATCGGAGAGCTGTAGGAGAGTTCTTTTGGAAGCATCTCAATCCAGCTGACAACGTATACGATTGGACCAAAATCAACGCATTTCTTTCATGGTGCGCTGGCGACAAAAAACTTGGCTCTTTTCGTGTAATGTCAATGCGAGGAGAGTCCTTCGGAGGGCATCAAATTCCACCCTGGGTTCTTAATTTGGACGCAGGAGCGGTCGGAGGTAAATCATCGAGCGGGAAGAATTACCGAGCTGGAATCGAACCGAACTACGAAAACGTAACCTATCAAACCTATTGGGCTAAATTCGTTGAAGCCCTACGAATTAAGTATGACGGAGACCCCAGGATTGCTTATGTAGACATTAGTGGCTATGGTGATTTTGGCGAGTGGACATATCTCAGAAACCACCATTTTCTTAACACGCCAAGTACCCCTGGATCAAATATTCAAGGGCACGCTCGCCGGTTCTTGACAGAGTTGTGGACAGGGGGGACACGTTCAGATCATCGACGCAATAAACTTAATAATGTCGGCACGCAGACAGTGTCTTATTCTTTTCCAGGGTGGAAATCCACTCAGTTGATCATGCCTCATGGAGGAATCCGACACCATACCGCTTGGGTTGCTAAGAACTTCCCAGATGTTGGGCATCGTAGGGACAACCTTGGTGTCTATGTTTCTGGACCTAAGTGTTGGGATGCAGACAGCATTACCTCATTGGGCGGAGAGTTTCCTGCCGGAGCTATGGCGTGGGATTATATTGGCGGGAATATAGTCAAGCGCTGGAAGACAGCTCCTGTCTGGTTTGAGCAGGCAACGAACAATAACTCAAACTGGAATAACCAAAACAAAACGCTGAAAGATTCTCACGGTTCTGGGGTTCACGATAATTGGACCATTGCTCGGAATTCAACGGAATTAAATAAGATGATGCTTAGAGCTGGTTATCGCCTTGCCATTACAAAGGTTGTTTCGGCCTTGAGCGCAAGTAGAGGCGACCTGATCCCCATGCAAATCGATTTAGTTAATCGTGGTTACGCTCCGCCCTACCCAAGACAAGGACAGCTCTTTTGTTTGGCCGTAGCGCTTAGGAAAGGATCTGTTGTTAGGTCAATTAAGACTATTTATAGCGATACTTTGTCTTGGCTGCCAAACGATGACGTTGATCTTTCGCCGCCTGTGATTTCTGAGGAGTTTGATATAGAAATTCCACTAAATTTAGAGTCAGGAACATACGTTATGTCGGTAGGCGTATTTGATAACAGACTTGGCCAGATGATTCAACTGGCTCAAACAGGTCGTGATCCTATCTCTGGTTATTACGATGCTGGAAACATAGTCATCAACTGATGATTGCCCTTATAAAGCGCGATGAGCTATAACCCGTGAAGGAAACATGACAGTAGACCTAGCCGTAGTTAATTATAACACATTAGATAAATTAAAAAGGTTGCTAGATACACTTCATTCTGATCTCAGCGACGAAAAGATATGGAAGCTTTATATCGCTGATAATGATTCCCAAGACGGATCTAGAGAATGGCTGAAAAAAAATAGAGATAACTATAATATAGAATCTGTTTTCTTTAATCCTAATGTCGGCTATTCCGAAGCTATCAATAATATCTCGACGGTGTGTGATAGTGATATATTTTGCGCAGTCAATGCTGACACATGGTTCGATACGGCTCACGTTTATGCCGCACAGCAAACTTTTGACGACCCTACTCAGGGCATAATGGGCCCCAAGCAGCTAGATGAACGTGGGGCTATTCGTCACGCGGGTATTTTTTGGGATAGAGAATCTGATCCCATTCACCGTGGATGGTCGCATCCGGATCCAGAAGATAAACTATTTAAAACACGCAATCAGTGTTGGACCGTTTCGGGCTCTATATATTACGTGAGAAGAACGGTCTGGGATGAGATGACATATCACCCTCACTATAGGCACCTCTTCCCGCGAGTTACTGGCGCAATGCTGCCGACCTTCATGTATTTTGAAGAAACATGGACAAGCATTTTTGCCGATCACTTAGGCTGGAAAGTGTATTACGACGGAACGATTCCTACCGCTGGTCATAGTTGGCATGCTTCGAATTCTCCGGGTGATAACACAGGACATTTTCATGAATCTAGACGCTTATATAGGATGACAGCCGATAGACTGGGCGTCCATCACGAAATCAAATAGAAAGACCCCCCCCTAGGTGCAGACATTTTTACCTTACCAAGATTACATTAAGTCGGCTTCATCTTTAGATAACCTAAGGCTTAACAAACAGACAGTAGAGGTTAAGCAGATATACAATGCTTTGACTAACCCACAGGCAAAGGGCTGGAAAAATCATCCGGCTACCATAATGTGGGCAGGTTACGAGGTCTCGCTGATTATCTACGGCTGGCAGATGTGTCGCGAGTGGATAGAAAGAGGCTTTAAAACGAAATTAATGAATGAGTTTAGCGATATTTTAGTCGCTCATAAAGCGTCGGATGTTATACATCCACCATGGTTAGGGGATGAAAGAGTTCATTCCTCCCATAGGATGAGCTTGCTTTCAAAAAAATATGATTGGTATTCTCAATTTAATTGGCCAGAGACCGATACGGTGCTAAACTGGTATGTTGGAAACAGTTGGAGCGACCCCGCTCCATACGAATATTTCTGGCCGGTCCAGAAGAAGGAAAAAGAAGAAAATGGAAACTAATTATTTTGGTAAATATTTTGGCATTGGTGATTACGTCGCCCTAAATGCCCACGACAGAGCGATTGTAGATAAGTGGCTTGATGACAATCATGTATTAGACAAGGCTATTTCGCTCGTTCAAGAGATCGAGGGCGGAGAATCTCTATTGTTATCAGGCCCGAAGATGGACGAAGATGGTTTGACTAGCGAAATTGAACTTGAAGAAAAAGTGACCCTGGAGGAAAATACCTTCCCTTGGGAAATTTTGAAAAAAATTTCATAACCAGGTTGCGAAAATAAATCAGAACAGATAGATTGCGAAACATGACAAACACACAGAAGAAAAAAATTCGTTTAGGTATCGATCTCGATGGAGTCATCTATAACTTCGTAGATGAATTCCGCGCATACTATTCAGAAAAAATCGGCGTTGATATCGACAGCCTTTCGGAACCTACCTCTTGGGAGTTTTACAGAGACTGGGGTATGACAGACGAAGAATATTTTACAAATCTTGGCTTAGCGGCCATTCACAGTAAGGTGTTCCGTCACGGTGAAATATATCCCAACGCAAGAGAATCGATCTTGAAGCTGAAGGAAATGGGCTTCGAGATTGTTATTATCACAGCTAGATATCTATCTAACAATCCTGACCACATGAAGATTATTGAGAACAATACTCGCAATTGGCTTGTCGATAATAACGTTGCGTTTGATGAGCTAATTATTGACAACGATAAAACTCGACATGGACTGGACATCTTAATTGATGATAACCTAAGTAATGTTGAGGCACTTTTAATCGCTGGCGCTTATGGTTATGTATTTGATAGACCATGGAATCGTAATAGCATTTCATTCCCACGGGTGATGGGTTGGTACGATTTGGTTGCTGCGATGACAAGAACTCAAGACGACTACGAAGAAGCCATTCGAAAAGTTTTGAGTAGGAATACGCCAAGTAACTTGGTATAATAGATCTCAGAAATACTGGGAAAAAACAAAACACAGAAAGATTAAAAAATGACTACAAGTAATAACAAAAGCAAGTTTTTTGAGGTAGTAACTATCTCTTCGGTTCGTGCCAAGAACAAGGCTGACGCAATGCGGATTGCCATGTCACGGAATCGCACTTCTCAGAGCGTACCTGGGGCAGAAGTTCTTGGTCGCTCCACAAGTGCAGAGCGAGTTTATGCCGATGAGGCCCGCTCGTTAGCCGAGTCACTTAATACTACAAGTAACTGATAATCAGCATTAAGAGGGGGTAAGGTCTTTAGTTAGGTCTTACCCCCTCTTTTTCGTTTGGAGAAAAATGGGCAGATTAATTGCAAATATGGTAGCCAGAAATGAAGAATTTAGCTACTTACCTCAAGTCTTAGAGAGGCTCTCTCATCAAGTAGACGAAATCATCTTCACTGATGATGCCTCGACAGATAATACTGTTGAATTAGCATCTAAATATACGAAGAATATTCAGGTTCTTTCTGCGCCATTGTTTTCAACTGATGAAGGTGCCCTTAGACAAAGAAGCTGGGATTTTTTATGTGACTCAATCAGCCCAACTCCACATGATTGGGTATTAGCTATAGATGCGGATGAGCTGCTTTACGAAACCACTTACTCGTTAAGAGATATAATAGTGAATGAAGATCATGACATCGCAAATATTGACTTCTATCACATGTGGAACGAAACTCATTATCGTACAGATGGTGGTTGGCGACCCCATGGGTCCACTAGATTATTTAGATGGATGCCGGATGGGAAATTTAAAGAAAGAAAATTAGCTCCTGGTTCCGAACCCATCTATGTAGATTGGATTATGCGGCATTTCCCAAGTCGTTACATGAGAGAATCTGGATTAAAGATAAAGCATCTTTCATATATTAAAGATGAAGACAAGCAAGCAAAATATGATCGTTACGTATCTATCGACAATGGTGCGTACCATGCTAGCTCACACATTAACTCGATAATCGACACATCGGATAAAGTATCTCTTGAAGAGTGGAGTGAATCATGAGAACTCATCCACTACCAACAAGTGATGGCGTTAAAATTGTAATTGGAACAAGAACATGGTATGACGACACGTGGATACATATTGATATAGACCCAACGCCACTGCTTGAGAACGATGAATACCTGCATCCAGTAGACATAGTCTCGGACGCTAGGAATATTCCTCTTCCCGACGAGTATGCTGATCTAGTATTTAGTACTGAGGCTATCGAGCATTTCCCGTGGAGAGAAACTGGAGATGTAATCGAAGAATGGGCAAGACTTTTAAAGAAAAATGGAAAGTTAGTTGTTGAAGCTCCGGACTTTATTTTGGCAGCACAGCAAATTCTGGCTACTGAAACTTTAGAGCATCACCTGGCAATGCAACAGATCTTTTTTGCAGAACAACTAAATAAGTACGATGTTCACTACGCAGGTTTGACACACTTAACGCTGCCTCATTATTTTGAGCTTGCGGGATTAACTGTCACAGAGGTAAAACGTGGTGACGAATGTGGATGGTTACGAGTGACAGGAATTAAGGGCTAAGCTATGAAAGATCAAAGAGTATTAATTACAGGTGGCACCGGTAGTTTAGGTCACGAGCTCACCAGTAGGATGTTAGCCGATGGCGCCTTGGTGACGGTTTATAGTAGGGATGAAAAGAAGCAGTATGACATGAAAAAACTGTTCCCTGACTGTAGATATCTCCTAGGGGACATCAGGGATTATCATTCGGTAAGAGATGCCGTGCGCGACATTGATATTATCGTCCACGGGGCATCGTTAAAATATGTCAACATAAGTGAGCTTCAACCCACTGAGTATGTCACAACTAACGTCGATGGCACAATCAATCTTGTTAACGCAGTCCTACAAGAGGGTTCAATTCAAAAATGTGTTGGTATATCAACAGACAAAGCATGCCTGCCTGTTAATACGTATGGGCTAACGAAAGCTTTATTAGAAAAGATCATGCTAGACGGTAATCGTCGGCAGGGAGAAAACCATAAAACCCAGTTTAACGTAGCTAGATATGGTAACGTTATTGGAACCAGAGGTTCGGTGATTCCCTTTTGGAAGGAACGCAGGGAAGCTAATATGACTCTCCCTATAACGAATCCTGATATGACTCGATTCTTTTTTACTCTCGAAGAGGCTGTTGATCTTATTTACAAAACACTCTCTCTTCCCGCTGGATTAATTGTTTCGAAGGCAATGCGAAGCGTTACCTTAGGGAACCTTGCCTCGGTAATGAAGGGAGATTCTAGTGTCGAATTAGTTGGAGAACGTCCTGGAGAGAAACATGATGAATTCCTACTTTCGGACGATGAGATGTCACGTACGATACGGGATGACGATTATTTTCTATATGACCCTCAGTCAGGAATAATCTCTAGCCAAGAAGGTTATTCTTCTTGTAATGCCCCCATGATATCTAACGATGAACTTAAGGTTATCTTGAAGGATTATCTGTAATGGAAGGTACAAGCATAAGTGTTCTTTCAATGAATCGCCCGCATACACTCATGCAGACGATGAATGCAATTTTTACCTATGCTACCGAACCTTACGAAGTGATCTTGGTGGACAATGGCAGCACAGATGATTTGTCTATACAATATTTAGATAGATTAAAAAATAATTCGAAAGTAACCATTGTTCGCAACGAAAAAAATTTGGGTCTATCTACTGGCACAAACCAAGGTTTTGAGTCTAGTAAATATGACACACTTATCCATCTCGATGACGACTGTCTAATAGTTCATCCCGGTTGGAATCAAACCATGAAGTCTTATCTGGATAGGCCAGAAATAGGGATGGTTGTTCCGGGTACTTGTGGCCTTGAGATTGATCACAGTGATTATGTTGAACTTACCTGGGCCCTTGGCATGTGCTGGGGAATAAATAGAGAGTTATATGATGAGATCGGTGGTTACGACCCACAGCTTTTACATCAGAACGAATGCGATATGGCTTTACGGGTTCGGTTGTCTGGCCATCGTTTAGCAGGAATAAAGCAACTCTCGGCAATGCACAATGATCCAGGTGGAGAAAGAAGTGAAATTTCCAAAGCCAGAGAGCACCTTGGATGCGTTCAGTTTAGAGATAAGTGGACAGCATACTTCAGGGGAAAGCATTGGAATTATGGCACAGAGCCTTTATATTTAATGCAACATTGGCCACCTGACCAAGAGTTTAATCGTAGGTGGGCACTACAGCACGGTATCGAGCTTAATCCTCCGCCTACGGGGAAACCAAAAATTCCAACCCAAGATGAGTTAACCGAAAGAGATAGCTGGACACAGCCTGACATTGACGCTTGGGCAAGGTATGATCATTTAAGATGGGATCAAACAATCACGGTTGATGGGGCTAACTATCTAATATATAGAGAGTTACGTCCAGAATATACTCATTGGTCATGGCAAGAAAACCCCTATGCGTATGAACGTGATCGCCAAATAGCTATCGATCGTTGGCATGAATTGACCGGAGAACTGTATACTGGATACCTATGGCCGCAGAACCTATTGAAACCAAAACAAAATGGAATTTCTTAGCTCATATAATTAGAGATGTATTTGGGCAACCCATATTTCCAGTGATATATGGGGGAGACCCATCGTGCCTGGAGGTATTCAGACATTCAGAGCACGGGTTAAACTTTTGGATGATTTATGGTAATGATGACGAACAGGATTTTACTGATTCTTTTGTAGACCTCGACATACAGATATGTATGTATAGAGGCTGGTCCTGTGATTTTTTCATTGCTTTAAATGAGACACTTGATCACCCGATGGGTGTTCGCGGTAACATGGCTACGGATATCAAGGGGTTGATGAAAGATAATGGTCTCGTAATGCTAGTTAATCCCGATAGTTGGGTGACCTCTATGGAAGAGTTTTTTACTTTTCGAGCTGACCTTGTTAAAGAAATTCAAAGCTATTCTATGTTTAGTTCGGACGAAGTATATGTCTATGAGAATTTATGATTGTTTCACCTATTTTAACGAAGAAGAAATAGTTAAGTTACGTTTTGAAGAACTGCAATTTGTAGTAGATTTTTTCGTAGTGGTAGAAGCTACGTCAACTTTTACGGGAATAGCGAAACCACTTTTCTTTGATGATTTGGATATAGATCCATACATCAAGAAAAAAATCATTAGGGTTAAAACTAAATTCCCCAGCGAAGAAATGTCCTCTTGGGACAGAGAAATTTTTCAGCGAAACTCGATTGTTTCGGGGCTTAATCTCGCCTCTGCGGACGACATGATAGTCATCTCAGACGCTGATGAGATACCTAATCCAGCTACCTTACTATCTCTTCGTTATGACAACCCAGATTTTGAAGCGGTACACTTAGAGGTGTCACAATTTTTTTGGAATTATCATTGGCAGGTGCCGCAACATTGCAATCAAGGCGCTAGGCCAGTCGTTACTTACAAGAAGGTCCTAGATCAATCCTCTGCTCAAGAACTAAGAGCTCGACAGCTACCAAGAATTCCGAACGGTGGTTGGCACTTTTCTTTCTTTGGAGAAGAAGAAAAAATTAAATACAAGATAGAATCATTTGCGCATACCGAGTATGACAAAGATGAATTTAAAAACTATGAAAGTATAATGAATCGTATACAAAAAGGTATCGATCCATTTGACAGATTCCCTCTGAAATATAAGGAGATAGACGACTCGTACCCAAAGACGTTGCAACGTATTATTTAATGTCAACCGGAAATAAAATGGACAAAGACTTTTTTCACGAAAAATATGTAATTGCGGATTATCTTTTCTCAAGCAGAATGACGAAAGCTCAAATCGCAAAAGAGATGGATATATCGCTAAGAGAATTAAACGAGAAACTCCGCTGTTATAATCTTGAATGGGTGACAACAAAAAAAAGAAAAATGTCTCGTGGCCAAGCCGCCATTGTACAAATAATCCAGAAAATTCTTCCCAACGAAAAAATTGAATACGAACTTCATCTGGGTGAAAGATTATATTTGGATATATATATTCCAACATATAAAATTGGGATCGAATATCATGGTAGACAACATTACGAGTGGGTCCCCTTTTTCCACGCGACAGAAGCTGATTTTATCTTAGCTCAGCGTAGGGATATCAGAAAAGAAGAATTATGTGCAGAAAAGGGTATAAGTTTAGTTGCTTTCAGATACAATGATTCTCTAAGCGAAGATACTATCTTTGCAAGAGTGCTAGAGGCGATTAGAAGTTGTCCGTCCCCAGAGCTTAATGCCGAAGAGGTGGATCCGGAACTTGAACTCAAGCGTAAAAAGTACTTGGCGTCAGCAAGACAGCGTAGATCTACGATCAGTAAAGAATTGAAGAACCGCAGGGAACATGATCATGAGTATCAAAAACAACAAAAAGAATTTAGAAAACTTCAACGAGAACGACGAAGAAAACTTAGACGAGATAATTACTTTGACATTTCTGACGACTCAGAATGAAGAAGTATTAGCTGAGGTTGATATTTCTAGAGATGAGTATTTAACTCTTTTAAGATCAGCAGAAAAATTAAATCAATCTATAGAAGATTATTTAATAAGCTTCTTAAAAAAATATTTTGAATCTGAGCTAGGAAGTTTGGTCGAAGACTATGGACTATGATGTTTTAGCTACCATACTGAAAGACCCTAACGCTCCAGCTATATTTAAAGAACATGTAGTTGACGGAGCCGTTGGAAAAGTTAATCACGCTTACGGGCTATATCAACTGTATAACAATGCAATTAAATGCTATGAAGCTGTCGGTGAGGTAAATTTTGAGATATTCAATAAGTGGCTACAGCAGTTTCCTGACCTGTACGACAAGATCGGTGGCAAAGAATCTTACGACGCTCTAGTCGCCCAACTGGACGCAATCGAACCATCCGATCCCGTTGCGCTTTCAAGGCTAGTTAATCATAACTATAATCGCACAATAGCTCTAAACAAGCTTGACTTACTTAAGGATAAGCTGTCATCGGATCAAGCAACCGATGAAGACATTGACGATGCTGCGATTGAATTACAAGACAAAATTCGTGGCGTAAAAAAGCGTGAGAAAATTACGATTCGCACAGCTATTAATATCGCTCATGATTCAGATGAACTTTTTAATACCGCCCCATTTATTCCTACCCAGTTCAAGGGACTAAATAAGTCTTTGGGCTACGATAAGAATCTTGGCGGAGTAATGAGAGGCAACATATATTCAATTGTAGCCACATCTGGTCGAGGTAAGTCTAGTCTTGCAAAGTCTTTGTGTAATCACTGGTTAGACGAAGGCGAGAAAGTTTTATTTATCAACTTTGAAGAAGCCAGCGATCACTGGGAACGTACGCTTATGGCCCAAGTTACCGGGCACAATGTATATAAGTCGAATCAGAAAACTTCCGATCAGTTATCAAAAATTTCAAAAGAATTTAAGAAAAAGATGGAAGAGTGGGGCACTCGTTTTATGGTTCGCCATGATCCAGATAGTCTTTACTTCGAAGACCTGGAAGCTTGGCTCCGTGACCTGTACGACCACCAAGAAGAAGACCGTCCGGACATCGTAGTTATAGATACGATTCAATCTTTGTTTACTAAATCAGGCGGCAAGGCTCGGTGGGGTGAATTCGAACAAATAATGGTTCGCCTAGAAAAATTGGCGAAAGATATGAATGCCGTTTTTATTCTGACGGCTCAGCAGAATTCAAATTCTCTTAGAGAGAATAGAAATGAAATTAACCAGTCTGATATAGCAGGGGGCGTTACCATAGTGCAGAAATCCTCTGTCGTGATGGTTTTAATGCCCATGCAAACAGAAATTGATCTTGATTCATATGGATCCGATGGAATCACCCCTATAATGGAAATACATGTAATTAAGAATAGGATCGCTGGACTTCAATCTAATCTTAACCCACCGCTAGTAATCTATGATGATGAATCTAAGTTATACTTAGACTATGATATGTCCCAGGCCCTAGATACCCCATCTAGTAAAAAAACTTTGCTAGATTCGTATGCTTCAATTGACCCTACCTTAGGAATATAAAATGAATATAACACCCGAACAAGTTAGAGACTACGAAGCTTGCCCTAGGTTTTACGATTACTCTTATGGCAAAGGGTCTGGAGTAAAACTTAATAAGAGACAACAGCTATCCGCAGAATTCATGGATACGATGAAGAAGGTAGCTAACTATTATTTTTATAAGAAACAAGCTTTTAATGATCCTACTCTTAAAAGCCTATATAACCGCTGGCAAAAAGATTGGTTTGGTGACGCTTCAGCTGTAGATATTGCAAAGATGCAGAACTCTATTCAGCAGCGATCAAGAACATCATTTAGCACGAGAGCTCTTGAAATTATCAAGCAATTATTTGAAGATTTCAGTGAAGTAACAGGCGAACAGGTCTTCTGGCTTAACGAAAGTTATATTGTACCAGTGTTGAAGCAAGAGGCAATACTGGAAGGCACTGTGGATCTGGTCATCAGACAAAAAGAAAAAGATAGGTATCATATTTTTAAGTGGGCTAACTCTAATGAGTCAACTCAGTCGTGGCAATATGAATTAGCTGGTGCAGAATATGCCTTTAGATACAGATATTCTTCCAAAGAAATGGATACGCGCCATTACCTGTGGCATTTTTATGGACCTAGAACTGGTCGACAACAAGTAGAGTTAGAGAAAAAAGATTTCGATTTATTTGGCTATAATGCCGATAGTTTGATCAACGATAAACTTTTTGTTCCTAGATATGGATATAGTACTTATTGCAAGTCTTGTCCATACACCAGTCAATGCGTTAAATGGCAAATGCCTCGGTCGGAAGGAGAAAAATCCCATGCCCGATAAGAAAGAAAAAGATCCAGATTTATTCGAAGGCTTTCTTAAAGATCAAGGCTCAGTCGAGAAACAATTCATTAAAGAGCGAACAAAACCTTTAATGTCTGAACTTAATCTTATCAGCGACAAAGGCCTCAGGGAAATCATAGCACTACTGCTTGCCAAGTCAGACTACTTTTGGACGTCTCCGGTCGCAGCTGTCGAAGATATGAGTCCACCTGATGAATATGAACCAGGTGGTTTAGTTAAGCACGTTAAGCGAGTTACCAGAGCAGCGTTTTTTATTGCTTCTTCTCAAATTATGGAGGAAGAAGACATAATGATTTTGATTTCTGCTGCCTTACTGCATGCAGTAGCCTATCCATTGGCTCACAATGATACTCCCGGTATGCCGCAAGTGTATAACGATTATTATGCAATAGCTGTAGATAAGTATGTGCAAGATACACTTGAAATCTCAATGCATAAAGGTATGCTCACTGAGAATTCTTTCATGGAAGAGCAGAGATACAATATTTTAATTGAAAAAATTGTGAGATTAATTCATTGTTGTGAGGGAGTATTCTCTCCCATCTCGGAAGTTGTTCCAGAGACTTCTTTAGAAATTATGATGGCCTCAGCTAAAATTGTGGGGAAATCCATCCATGTAATTGTAGATGGACCAGATGTTATATCAGATCGCTGGGAATTTGATGAACCAGAAGATAAATAAAAGGTACTATTTAGTCAAAAATCTAGATTCTATTCTTGATCTTTTGGCTTATTATAAACAACATGCGTCTTTTATCAGAGATAAAGATAGCGTTGTTTTATGGAAACATGGAGAGCAAGAAAGGTATATTAAGTTAAATGAAACTTCCTAATGAAGGTTACTTTTCTAAGTTTACTCATGTCGAATTAGCTAGATTCTTTCCTGAAGAAAATCGCTTGAAAAGAGTTCAAGATAAAAAACATCAACCTATTTTAATACCTTGGGCGGATATTTATAAGTTTTCTTCCGACCACGATGACTTAGGTATATATCATTCTATTAGACATTATGATTTGGAACAGGGTGGTCTTGAAGGCCCTTCGCTGGCACCGCTTCATTTTGACATAGACAATAAGGATGATCCCGAAAGCGCATACAGAGACACTCAATGCCTTCTTCGTTACTTTTTAGAAGATGTTCAGATCCCTTATGACGCAATAAGAGTTTACTTTTCAGGAATGAAAGGATATCACGTCGAATGCGAGTCCATTGCGATTAGGTTAAACTTGATAGCTGAAAACTCTGCTGCTATATTCAGGTTCGCGGCAGAAGAATTCGCCCAAAGGCTAGCTATAACGTCTTTCGATTATGCAGTATATGATCCTCGACGTATCTGGAGATTGGCTGGCTCTAAACATCAAAAGACAGGTTTATATAAAATTCCCTGTAAAGATATGATGTTAAATGGTGCAAGTATCGATACTATTTCTAAGGCAGCCGAAAAGAAACCTACAGAAGAAGAACTACTCGTACCAGACCAAGAGTTTTCTCCTACTGCAGCTAGATTCTTTTCGGAATTAGTCGCCACATATGAGGATATAATAAGGGAAAGAGAGACAGACAAGCTATCTAATTTCCTTTCGCAAGGATCTTCTAGTACTGTGGTACACGGTGATTTTGTCAGGGAATATGATCCGTCTTCCCTTCGTAAGCATTGTCCAGCTGTAGACGAAATGATTCAGAAAGCGAATACAGTTCATCATCTTGAACATTACGAAAGACTCTTCTTATGTTCTCTTATGACATATACACCAGAAGCAATTGAACACCTACAGAAGATATTCTCTCAATGTAGCGATTATAATTTCCATATATCAGATCTTCACATTCGAGACTGGATTCGCAGAAGAGAGAATGGAATTGGCGGTAGGCCATATACATGTGGAAAAGCAAAGTCTTCTGGTATAATTTGTAGCGGTTGTGACGACTTACAGCCCAAGTTATATAAAAATGATCTCGGCGCCGAACACGTTGCCGATCCATCGCCTATAAGATTTGCTTATAGGTACCATGAAATAGGAGCCTAATAATGGCCGAAGACAAAGATCAAATTCCATACACCCCACAGGGTTCATCGGATCCATACGTAGTTGTATGTAAGGAATGCCGAGCCATTTTGAACTCAGATAGAGTAATGAACTCTTCTTGGTACGCTAATGGAATGCTACCGCCGTGCTTTTCATGTGGCGGTGTAACTATGGAAATTCCCGAGAGCGCTTATAATCAATTCTTAGAAGACTCTCGCAGCGGAAAACGTTACCTGTAATCAGACTGTCCAGTAGCCTGTTACATCACAAGTAACATGAGCTCGCGAAGATAGATAGAGTTTAAACTTTCCGCTTTTAACTCCAACTACAACAGCTCCACTATGAACGCCTGCGGCCTCATAGTTAACTACTGAAGCCGTAGGCCGATTAAAGCCGTCTGGCCATACGGTTAAAAACCCAGCTATTCCAGCGGGAATAACCGCCAGGTTCAGTGCTATAGCGGTGATGTTTGCGGGGAATACGGCAGAATTTAATTCGAACGTATGATCAACCTTGGGATCTAGGCCAAGCCCGCCATAAAGCCTTGTGTCCGAATTACGGAACGGATTAATAGGATAAAACACGTCAGGAACTCCTTGAGACGCAGGTGGTTGCGTTACTAATGTTTGATTGACTTCTTTGCGGAACAGATCCATGTCCCACATATTTCTATTTTGTGGATTAGCCCATGGGGTAGGGGGACCCGCCGGGTCTGTCTTTCGCCCTGGTGCCCATTCAAAATGAGCTCTATGATTATGAGCGGGAATATTGTAAGCTTTACTTAGGGCCGTGGCGATCTTTCTAATACTAGAATGCTGAGCATATGTATATGATTCGCCAACGCCATCATTAGCTATTTCAATTCCGATAGCATATTTGTTCATAGAATTGACTGGAACTCCGCCGCCCCAGGTGTCTAGCCCTTTGCCATTGGTATTGGTGGCCCCGCCTGCGCAGACCCAAACATTACCTTGGCGATCAATATATAGGTTTGCAATCGGTTTATCTGGGGCGTTAAAGCAAATGTAGTTAACGTCATTTAATCCATCGCTACGTGGAGACGAAGCGGTATGATGCCACATTATATGTGTTGGTAATCCGTTATCGTAACCACCACTGCTTCTGGAACGAAATTCCCAGCCATTAACTTCGATTACGGGAGCGCCTGCGCTGCGTAATACATCATCTAAATCAAGTAAAAATTTAGTCCCCATTATGCGTTTCCTGATAGTTTTGCCTGAAGAGCCCTTGCCGCAGCCTTTCGCTGTTGAGGGCCGTTAGGTAAGGCATCGATTAGATCCTGCAGCCTTTGCACCTCTACCCAGTCAATATCTTCGGGTTTCGGGTCGCCCACACAATACGCGTCTTCAGGTTCAAAGTCGCCAAAGAAAAATTCATTATTTTGATCAGTCATTATTCGATTCCTTGATAGAATAAATGTATATTAATAGTAACGGAACAAAGGAATAATCATGGAAAATCTAACCTTTAAAGAGTATCAGCTTCTTTCGAGTGACACTAGAATATATCCCGAGAAGTTTAAGGTTATCTATCCTGCCCTTGGTTTATCTGGCGAAGTCGGAGAAACTTTAGAGCTAGTAAAGAAAGCTCTTAGAGATGAGAACGGTGAGTTTTCAGCGGAAAGATTAGAGCATTTACACAAAGAAATTGGTGATATCATCTGGTATCTTGCTGCTATATGTGAAGACCTTGGTTTTGATTTCGGTGTAGTGGCCCAACAGAATTTGGATAAACTTAGGTCTCGTAAAGATAGAGGCGTATTGTCCGGATCAGGTAACGATAGATAATATTAGTTAATCTAGAAAAAGGGGTTGTAACCATTCGTAAACCATGATACTATTGTAATCGAGAGGCAAAAGTCTACTCGTAAAATATTGCTATCAAGCAAATATCAAAGGAAATAAAAATGAAGACAGTATCGCTACCCATCGTTGATCTCCGCACCATGAAAGACCCCTCGTATGGGGACTCGGTGAAGAGGTCAACTTTTTATTTACGGGTTAAAGATGTCCCTGCGGGCTTACCCAAGGATGTTAACCCTAGAGTATCTAACATAAACAAGAAACTTTACAAAGAGATTAGGGAAGGTCTCTTAGATGCTAACGAAGATAATAATCGTGGAGCATTCCATTTAAGAAATCAAGGCATGACATGGTTGATATCTGATCTTAAGTATGACAATACTACTCATCAAGCAGAGATTACTTTTGAGACTACTGATCCAGTATCATGTGGAATTATTAACGGTGGCCATACTTACGATATAATTCGCTCAGTCATCGAAGAGTGTGAAGAAGCAAATATTCCTATTCCAACTGAATATGTCAAAGTTGAATGTATTTCCGGGCTGACAAACGAGTTAGTAGTACAAATAACGGGTGGATTAAATAGTTCTATTCAGGTTTCAAAATCTTCATTGGCTAATCTTGATGGAGATTTCGATCAACTTAAAAACGTTTTTGCTGATTACTCAGACCAAATCTCATGGCAAGACAACGAGAATAATCCTCTCGACGTTGGTGACATAATTAGATATCTAGAATGTGTAAATATTATCGACTACCCTGACAGCAGCTCCCATCCTAAATTAGCCTATTCTAGCAAGGGTAAAGTTGTCGAACGTTTCCTTTCTGAACCCAAGAATTTTGAGGCACTATACCCCATAGCCATTGAAGTAGCTCAGTTACATGATTATATTGCTTTATCAGCACAAGATTTATGGAATGAAAAGAAAAATGGTCACGGTAAGTACGGATCTTCTTATCTGGCTAAGTTAAGGGTTTCTAAGAATAGAAATATATTTTTTGGAAGCAAGTTTACAAACTCTCATGTGCTTCAAGACCCAATTGTCTGGCCGCTGCTTGCTGCAATGCGAGTACATATTGAGCTAGACGAAAACGGTTCTGCTAGATGGAAAAAAGATTTTAGCAGCGTACTTACTTCCTGGGAAGAGGTTGCCTATGAGTTATTAAATAAAGCTTGGGATGCCGCCACCCGTAACAATGGCAATCTTAATGCAGTGGGTAAGGATTCAACTTTATGGGAAAACTTATATCTTACTGTGGCTTTAAAAGCAGCCACTGAAAAATGAAAAATAAAAACCAATTTTTTAACGCACACAATCATACATACGGCTCCTTCTTAGACGGAATGTCTAAGCCAGAGGAATATGCTCAGAGAGCATTAGAACTCGGTCAACCCTGCATTACCTCTACTGACCACGGAAACCTTCACACCTTGATGGCGACCTACAAGTCGGCTAAAAAGCTTGGGATTCCCTTTATGCCCGGGATTGAGGCATACAGGGCAAGAAAGTCTAGGTTTGATACCGACCAAGAAGAAATGTCTGGTCCCTCAATTAACGAATGGGGCCAACGTGGCCCATATCATCAGACCATTCTTGCCTATAATAATGTAGGTTATGTAAACCTGATGAAGCTTTCTTCAGCTGCCTTCCTGGAAGGCTTTGCCCGTAAGCCCAGGGTTGATCTTGAGTTAATCGAAAGGTACTCGGAGGGACTAGTGGTTCTTTCTGGCTGCCTTTCTGGTGCTCTTCAGCAAGCTCTTCTTCGTGGGGACTATGAAGCCGCCTTAGCTGAGGCTGGAACTATGCAGGGCATAGTGGGCAAAGATAATTATTTCATTGAGATAATGGATCATGGAATCCCAGAAGAAAAGGCAGTCCACGAAGGCCTTGTAAAAATAGCAAAAGCTATCGACGCCCCCATCGTGCCGACATGCGATAGCCATTATACCCATAGGCATGATCATGATGACCATGACATTTTATTGTGTATAAGTACCGCCAGCCAATTAACTACGCCTAATCGTTTCAAGTTCTCTGGTGATGAGTTTTATCTGAAATCATATGAAGAGATGGTGGATCTTTTCCCCAAAGAATGGGTTCATAACACACTTCTTATTCCAGAAAAACTTGATCTCAATATTGATTTGGACTCACACCATTACCCGGTCTTTGAAATACCGGAAGAATCTCCGATCAAAGTTATCCCGGACTATTTCATCCAAGCTATTATGGATGGAGCCGAACAAAGGTTCGGTCTAAATTGGAAAACCGAACGTAGAGACGTAGCAGAACGCCTTAACACGGAGGTTAAGATCATTCAAGAGATGGGTTACGATAGTTATTTTCTAATCGTAGCTGATATTATTAAGTGGTGTCTAGAAAATGGTATCCTTATAGGTCCTGGCCGAGGTAGCTCTGCGTCTAGCTTAGTTTCTTATTGTCTTGGGATTACACACATCAACCCATTGGAGTATGGCTTACTCTTCGAAAGATTCTTAACCCCTGGTCGAGTACCGGATATCGACGTAGACGTAGACAGTCGTTATAGGGACAAGGTCTTAGATTATATTCGTAACAAGTACGGGCACGAAAAAACTGCTCAAATTATTACTATCTCTCAGTTAAAAGCCAAATCTTGTATTAATGATGTAGCTAGAGTTATGGGTTTTCCCTTTAACTTCTCTCAGGATATTGTTAAAACAATGCCCCCTGCTCAATTTGGCGTCACTAAAACACTTGATGAGTGTCTAGAAGCAGAAGAGTTTTCTAGGATCTACAACGAAGATCCAGATGTCAAAAAGGTTATTGATGTCGGTAAGAAGCTGGAGAACCTATGGCGAAGTGACGGCATCCATGCTGGTGGCATAATTATTGCTGACGATATCATTACGAATTATTGCCCAATTAAGCAAAAGGGACCAGGTGAGCCAGTCGTAACCCAATGGGACATGAGAACGGTAGAGGAAGTCGGTCTCTTGAAGATCGATATGTTGGGCCTAACAACATTAGATATTATTCAAGACACCATCAACCGGGTCAAAAAGGTTCATGGTATCGAGATTGGCCCACCGTATGAGTTAGTAGAAAATCCTGACCCACTAGTTTTTGATTCCCTATCACGTGGTAATACCGCACAAGTTTTCCAGATGGGCTCAGATGGATTGACCAATCTAGCAAAGGCGATGGGGATCAATTCGGTAAAAGATATCATGGCAGCCCTGGCTTTATACCGACCAGGTCCTATGGGGTCCGGGTTCCATCATTCCTACGCTAAAAGAAAAAGGGGCAAGCAAAAGCCAATCCCGCTACATCCCTTGCTTGGAGATGTGCTGAAAGATACGTATGGTATTCTTCTTTACCAAGAGCAGGTAATGGCGGTTGCAAAAGAGATTGCTGGATTTGATCCTACTGCAGCAAATAAATTCCTCAAGAGCATCGGTAAGAAAGACCGAGAGGCAATGGCGGCAACGAAGGGATCTTTCACGGAAGGGTGTGTCGCCAACGGCGGTATATCACAACGTGAAGCCGAAGAGTTATTCGCGGCAATTGAGCCACACGCAGACTACTCTTTCTCGGCAGCCCACGCCTCTGTTTATGCTTATTTAAGTTATATCACGGCCTATCTTAAGTACTATTATCCAGCAGAATTTAGTGCAGCATGTCTAACTTCAGAAATGTTCGGAGATGGAAAAAAATTCCGTCCCGTTCTGAATGACGTAAGAGAAAAGATAGGTGTCGAGGTTACGCCTCCTTCTGTCAATTATTCTGGGTTCGATTTCACTACCTCGGAAGGTAGAGTATTGTTTTCAATATCGGGCCTTAAGGGAATTGGAGAAACAAAATCCTCTAGTTTCGTAAACTTCAGGGAAGAATCTGGCAAATCCTATAAAACGATAACTGACTTTTTCATTAACGCTAACACCAAAGTGATCGATAAAACCTTTGTTGAGGCGATGGTATACAGCGGTGCTTTTGATGAGTTGATCTCAGATGAATTAGTAGAAGACATAGATGTCGAAATTTCTGAGCAATTAGTTATACTAAATAAAGAGAATGAATATCTCGGACTGGCAGTCACGGACGATCCTTTCGCCATCTATTATAATTCTTTAACTTTCGATAAGGTAACAAGCCCAGTTTCCGATGTCACAGCGTTCTCTGACAAGATTAGATTCTGTGGGCTAGTCAAAGATCCAGAAGTTAAAGTTTCGAAAGCTGGCAAAAAATACGCAAAATTTAGAGTAGAAGATGGTTCTTCTATTATTCAGGCGCTTATCTTAGGTAAGCAAGTGGAGTTTATCGAGAGTAAACTAAAGACCACTTTGGAAGAATTACTTCAACCCGGTGCCTTTATTTCTTTTTATTGTCGCTTACAAGAAAGAGATGAAGAAGAATCTGTTATCTACATTACATCAATCGTAGACGTTCATACTCCAAAAACAATAGATGACCTGCTTACATCTATTTCTTTAAAGGTGGAGAATCAAAATGAGCTTGTTATAATAAATAAAATACTGTTAGAGAACCCAGGAAATAAAAAAGTTTACATTTTAAATAAGCATCCAGACGCTAAACTTTATTTGAAATCTCTCTCTCCGCATAGGATTGACGAGGCTGGGGAAAAATTACTCGATAAATACATACAGAGGAAGAAGTAATTATATGGCTGCGAGAGGTACTCACAGAAACCCTGCCGAAAGACATTGTTGGGAAACATGTCAAGCTTGTTATAGATGTGCTGCGAAAGGAACTCGCGCAGCGTGTTCAGGTTGCTCCGGTAGATTTGATTTGAATGGTGTTACTGACCCAATCGAGGATGATCGCTGTCGCTGTACGGAAGGAATCCTTCAATACGTAAAGGCAGACAGTACTTTTGTTCAAGTCAAGTATAAGGTTAACCCATTCAAGGGCAAGGTCTTACAAATTGAAAAGACAGAAGACGAGCGAGACTGGGAAGCTTATCTTAATGAGCTAAGAGAACGCTTTGAAGATGAACATTATAATCCAATCGAGGCACATGATTATGGCTTATGATGTTGATTTATATTTTTCCGCTAAATCTTATTCAGTAGGATTAGATGATGGATCTTTGCTGCCGGTAGTTGAATGTCTGGCCTGCGGAGCTCTTGTAAGTCTAACTATGAAAAAGTTTCATTACGAACTACATCTAAAACATAGAGACCTACCAAGGCAGAACAATAGATGAGAAATGAACATTTGTTTACTCTAGAGTCTGACAATGGGCAAGCAGCATCGGTTTACGAAATAGGCCAACATAGCGAATTAATCTTTTGGGGCAGGATTGGCACCGCTGTTTTTAAGATCGGAAACAACGAAGACCTTGAAGACTTTATCGATTTACTTAATGAAATAAAAACTCAAGCAGAAGAGGAAAAGAAACATATGGAACACGATCACGCTTTTATTGAAGACGCCTTCATCGCAGATGAGGAAGGCTGGATTCAGCTCCCTGGTGGAGCAGGGAAGGTTTCTCCAGAGGGCATAGTCTACGATAAAGACGGCGTAGAAATGTACTCTTTACATACAGATAAAGATCTCCCCAATGCCTATACAGTAACTTATTACCAGGAAGATCTGGACGATTACGAATGGATCTAAGTCAGATTGATGGTCGTATTGTAAAAGTTGGAAGTAAAAAATACACAATAAGAATTAAGAAGAGTATTAAAAAGGGAGCTCTACTAGGACAGTCCAAGCATTATGAGGAAGTCATTGAGATAAGTTTGTCTCAATCCGAAAATTCATTTGCCGATACTCTTATGCACGAGATCTTACATTGTATTTGGTATGACAATGGTATAGGTTACGCCATAGGATCTGAGCAAATAGAAGAGTTTATAGTGTCTTCTTACGCTGGAAGCTTAATGGCTGTTTTCATGGATAACCCATGGATATTAAAATTTATTAGCGATATAAACAAATAGCTGATATAATACTATTTAATATTATAATATCTCAAAGGTCAGCTTTGGGAAAGGTGGCCAAATAAGTTGAAGCCTAACATTCGTTTATTAGATGAGATATCAGAATTTGAAAAACTAGCGTTACAGGATTTTAGTTATTCCAGAATCAATGCGTTTGACTGGTGTCAGGCGCAGTATTTTTATAACTATATTCTTAAAATACCACAAGAGCCTGGGGACAAAGCGCTCTTAGGTAATATGATCCATACGGCTCTAGAGGTAACCTTAGTTGATGGAGAAAAGTTATCCCTAGCGGAACTTCTAGATAACTATAGAGCAGCCCGAGAAGAGCACGACCCGGATCAACAGTATGTCTCTGACGAACTGTTCGAAAGCGGCATCCCGATGTTACAAGAATTTGTAATGAGGGAAGGTCCATCGGCAGTAAGGATTACTGAGCCAGAGTTTGCGTTCCAGTTCGTATTTGCTGGAGTATTAATCCGTGGTTTTATCGATCGCGTTTTGATTACAGATACAGAGGTAATCATTACAGATTATAAAACAGGAGCTTGGGAAGTCCCCGATAAGGAAGTGCCTTACAACTTACAGTTAGGTATCTACGCCTTATATATGAAGTATCTTCACTCGGATAAAAAGATTACTGCTATGTTGCATTATCTAAAGAGCAACAAGCTAAAGAAGCATAGCTTCTCTGACGAAGAATTCTCTGATGTAGAGAATCGACTTGCCGAAGCAATAGAAAAAATCAGAGAGAATAATAATTATACTACACTACCCAAGGGTTTGGCTTGGAAGTGTCGGATGTGTAGCTATCAAAAAGACGGCACCTGCGCTGCAGGTAGGTTCAATGTGGAACAGGCCGAAAAGAAAAAGAATAAGCTAATCAGCTATGACCCTTATTCTTGAAAGGTCCGAAGCCCTGGTGATTCATCGGAATCAGTTGGGCGAAAGTGAGCATCGGTGTGTGCGGGATGAATCGCCTCGATCACAGCAAAATTTGCTGCGTCCAGAAGCCATTCGATGTTACCCGTCCGTTCGTAAAATTCAATCCTCTGCTTTAAGTTGGCGAGAGCATCTACAGAATGCGGATACGCATCAGCCAAATCTCCATACTTTTCTTGAGAGAAGGCCATTCTATTGGCCATTTTTTGTACCTTATCCCAATATTCCTTATTGGGATAGACAAATGAGTGAACAGGAATGTTGTTTTTTGGATCTGGTTTTGCCATGCGGAGCATTATAACATGACAGATAAAGATTTGCGACCATTAGATGAACAAATTTATGATTTATTATCGAACACTTCGATGGGCAATGCAGCCATAGCTAAAAAGCTTGGTATCGCTGCGTCAACGGTATCCTCTCATGCGAAAAAGATGGTGGAGACTTATAATCTCAACCCATCAATACTTAGAACGGTAAGTCAGCCTCGTAAATATGCTAGGTATTGTCAGAATTTTATCTGTCATGACTTATGTTATTTTACTGATGCGCAGATAAAATCTGGCGGCCCCTTTTATTGCTCCCCCTTATGTAGGAAGAACGCACAAATAAGCCCCCCCGGCCCGAGCGAAATTCAAAACCTATATAAAAATATGCCTTTCCCACAAGTAGCAGCTAAGCTTGGCATGAGCCTAGGGACCTTGGCCCGAATATTTGAACACTATGACATTGAACCAGAAGAGTTTCCTGAGAACGTATTAGTTACCCCAGCTAATGTCGCCCAAAGACAGACTCAGAGAATAAAGCAGAGAAGATCGTCTTTTTCTAATACTCGCACTGGGTTTAGGAAACATTTAGGTTTCACGGTTCGCAGCAGCTGGGAAAACAATTTTTGTCTTTACTTGGATCACATGAAAATAAGATATGAATATGAGCCTAAGACGTTCTATTTTCCCGAGCAAACTGGTGCCCGATCATATCTTCCTGACTACATGCTAAACGTCAAAGGACGAGAGGTGTGGTGTGAGGTCAAAGGAAGGATAGATAGTAAAGACCTGACTAAGATGCGACGGATGAAAAAACATTATCCAGATGTTTTTGAAAAGATGACTTATGTGGTACAAAAACCTGGTTGCAAAGCAGATTTAGCTTACAAAAAACTTGGATTAAAGCCTTTTGTCTATTATAATGAACTCGAACAGAAGTTCGCTCACTCGTTAAAATTTTGGGAAAGTTAAAAATGTCTGATAAATCACTTATAGCCAACGAGACTCGTAACCAGAAGGACAAGAAGAAAAAAGATCACGAATCTATAACTAGAAAATATTATACCATCCCCGAAGAAGATCTTCAGGCTTTAATAAGTCGTGCCAAAAAGGGGGACACGGTTGCTCAGTCTGAACTGCTCGTAGTGTTCGATAACTTCCTTAAAAAATATATAGCTTTACTCTTCGTAAAAAGAGCTGACCTTAGAGACTATGATATTCGTAGGTTCATTGCTTTATTTGCACGAAAGGGGTACGCCGGGAAAATACAAAGGAATCAAATAGACGAGGGCGCCTACAAGGAAGTCAATGAGGTCCTCCGGGGCCTGCATTACATGGTGAACCGGTATTGTTTTAAAGAAGACGTAGAACAAACTGTCTATGTAACATTCTTTCAATGTATCGATAGGTACGAGAGAAAGGGGCCCATACCATTTAGTGGGTTCTTATATAATTATTTTTTCTACCGACTTAAAAAGAACGTAGAAGAGTATTTGATTTCTCAGGTTGGCCGCAAAACATTCGGCCTTTATACTGAGGACTCAGTGAGCTCTTCTAGTCCTTCTGACGACAGCGCTGACATGTCTCAAATAAACTCAGACGTTCAAAAACAAATACGTATAGAAGAATACGATGTATTTACATTAGGGACCGACTCAATAGATGAGTTCTGGATCTCTGGTGAAACTGCCGCGTATCCATTTAATAAACTAACTATTAATCAAAGACAGTTATTAAAATGGCGCTATATAGATGGCCTTAAAGCCCCGAAGATTGCTGACAAAACCTCTGAACATCCCAATACCTGCCGATCTCAATTACATAAGATAAGAGAAGAGCTAGAGGATATTTTAGGAGAAGAGCTTTCGGAATACATCAATTTCGATCTGCTATCTATAGATGACGATTAAATCCTACAATCATCTATGGACCCACTCTTGATTGTAGTTCTCATTGGCTATTTGTATCATTTTCTTTCCAGGCACTATCGAACGAAGTGCCGGTGGTCCTAGTCGTAGATATTGTTGCGCTCAAAGTGCTGTACGTCTGAGCATATCCTGCGCCAGTATGACTGTTTGACGCGGTATTTGTAATACCCAAAGAGCCCCCAGCTGTTTTAGCGTCGATGTTCGAGGCAATGAAAACAAATGACCATCCGTCAGCTTCTCGTTCTTCTACCAGCTTCTTAAGCTGAGCATTAGTTACTTCGCTAGAAGCATTCTCGTACCCATCTGTGGCAATAGTCACAATCACATTGCTTGGCCTATTTGCTTCTGGCATTGCATCGATACGTTCTTTGGTTTCGTTGATTGCGCGAAACACAGAGTCGTTCATGGCCGTACTGCCTCTTGGCACTAAGTTATAATTGTTTACGTGTTTTGCTGGCACGAACTCTTCGACTGCTTCATATTCGCTGTCAAATTGTACCAACGAGATTGTAATCTCACTGTCTGCAATGGCAGCCTGCTCCCTAATAAGGGTATTAATGCTACCGCTCACATCTGACGCTAAGTTATACATTGAGCCAGACCGGTCAATCACTAATGTTAAGTGAGTGTAATTTTCTGCTACCATATTATTTCATCCTTGTTAATTAAATTATTTTGGGATTGTTGGAAACCGTAAATTTTTAACTTAATGCCATATTGCCCCCAAGATGCGGCGTATGGAGCTATGAGAATATGCTGGACGTAATAACTATTAGATTCGGGCAACCACTGCTTAATAAAAAATAAACCATGATCATTTACAATATGATCTGTTGTTAAAGTTTTAGAAAGAGGTTTTGTTGTTATTGGTAAAACTTTAACAAAAGACGCTTGATATGTTTTGCTTGGTCCATATCCCGAACACAGCTTGCACTTTATATCGCTGCCGCCACATGGACATGTGTCTACATCTATCGATACGATAAATTCCCCGGTGCCATAACACTTAACGCATTTACTGTTATCATAGGTGCTAATACCTTTTCCTAAGCACGAGAAACAATCGTTAGCATCAAGTTTAATTAATTCCTTTATTGGTTCTGCTATATCTGCATCGACAATCCACCAGGCACCAGGGCCCTTTATTCTAAAACATTTATAAGGTACTGGTAGTTTCATAGCGCGGCCAATTAGATAATTACTTCTTCGCTGTCTACAAATTCAATAGGTAAATTTTCATATGCGCCCTTGTGAAAGCTTACCCTTGTTTCTTCGGACATATCTCTTAGGTATGTAGACACATGAAGAGCAAGTAAAGCTTTTTGCTTACTTAACGACAAGACATAATCCTGAAGCAGCCCTCCTGCATCTAAAAATTCAATTGTCTGGTCGTAAGCCAATAGGCACTGCTCTATCGTCGGACAATCATTCGAGTTGTTGATTTTATATGGATATCCATAATCTTCATCGTAACCTAGGCGTTCACACATTACTTCGTCAGCTTGTTCTTTGGTCGAACATTCTATTTCAACTACGTAATTATATTTCGGCATCGTTGGGACTCACTACGCTAGGCAATTCGATAAGACCTTCTTCGATCATTCTTATAGCAGTATAAAATCCTGTATCGAAAGCTTCTGTTATAGTAGGATCAAATGATTTTTCTTGATAGGTGTATCCTACGGAGCCGACAACTTTAATAGCTTTATTGAGAAAGTCTGGTTTTTTATCGCGGATTATTTTTGGAACTTGAATAGGCTGTGATTCCCATTCTTTATCTTCAGTTTTTTCTAATTTATAATTTTCATCATTCTGAACTAAAGATATTATATTGTTTCCATCTCTAATAATTTTGTCTCTACGTTCTTTTAATTCATGAAGACGAAATTTTATATCAAAAAGAACGTATTCTTCTTGTTTTTTCGTTAATGGTAGAGAGGGGCCTGGTTTGCCATCGTTGCTCATAACATTTACCAATCTTCGCTCATAACATTTACCAATCTTCCGAACATTCAGGACAAAACCATTTCGTCACTTGATTTTTTTCGTGAGCCCAGCCCCAGTTATGATTAACTGCGAAATCTTTGTTGGAACAAGTGGTATCGCATTCGCAACATATAATTTCGTCTTCTGGGCTAGTTGCGGCATTTATTAAATGCACTCGTTTCTTATCAGCGTTTGCTCTGAATGTATTCCAGATATAATTGTCCGAAAATCTACCGCCCACTCTACCTAAGGTAACTATCTTGATCAAAGAATCAAGCAACTCCCATAGCCCCATGATAAAAGTCTGATTGGGAGATAACCCTATCTTATTAGGGTCACCAGACTTATAAAAATATCGGGATAGTTGAACTGACATTTTATACCTACTTAATAATAATTGGGGCCGAGTGGGAGAATCGAACTCCCGACTTCGAAATTACAAGTTTCGCACTCTACCTAACTGAGTTAACTCGGCAAGTTCTTTAAAGAATTTTCCCATTCGATCATTTCATCAATGTATTTATCAGCAAGTTTATGGAGCTCAAGCTGTTGCTCAAGCATTTCCCTGTGACAAGGATGAAATTCAACCATGGTACCATCAGTATAACCAATTTCGACTGGACCATTTCCTTCGTCTGGCCCTAGCTTGTCTAGTAACTTCTGTACTTCTTCTGTTTGCTTACTCATTTTTCTCCATGATGATCTGTAGGCGAATAATCTGCTTGAGCATTAAAAATATCCCTTAATTCTTCAGCAGAAATAGGGGCGTAATCAGTAACACAATCCACTCCAACGTCCATACGATGAGGAACTACGTTCTTTAATGTGCCATGACAGTGTCCATGTAGCATGTACCATCCGCGGTGAGCATTGCGCCAAGTCTCAAAGGGATAATGGCATATCACGAATCTAGTCTTGCCGAATTTGACTTCGTCATAATCTTTCACCGAAGCCCACCCTGGATGTTCTGTTATCGCCTCGTCGTTTTTATGGTAACGTTCGCGATCATGATTGCCCACAATAAGATGTTTGGTGCCGTTTAATCTTTCCATTAAACAATCTATAGATATATCGTTTTTGTCTTTGGGCGGAAACATAACATCGCCTAGGTGATAAACTTCGTCTTCAGGCTTAACTCTGTCATTCCAAACACATATCATGTGCTCATTCATTTTTTGAGCGTTGCGAAATGGACGATGAGAATACTTTATGATATTTGTGTGGTTAAAGTTAGCCTAAGCTAATGAGTATCTGATATAAACCAGATAGTCATAGCTCACCTCTCTTTCTTTCTGCGCGCTTTCTTGCCGCAGAAGGTGCTAGTACAAAATGTATGCTCATAATTCCATCACTTGACCAGAATTATCTTTTATTTTGTTTTTGAACATAAGATTTAATTCTTCTCTTGCTAAAGATCTTACTTCTTCCACGTGGTCATCGCAAGAATAAAATATAGGAGAAGAACCTAAAACATCTTTCTCGCTTTGGCTCATACCTAATAAAAAAAAAGAATTATTCCCATACTTAGAACAAATTCTACACAAAAGATCCATAGTTACAGTTCCATTGTGTCGGGAGACTCTAGAAGAAGTAATCTCAGCGTAGCTTGATCTATTCTAAGAGCAGTAGATATCCTGTCTAAAATTCCTGGCCATTCGTAACTATCAACGGTAATTTTGTTTGGGATTATAACTGTATGAACGAACTTAGGGCTGCTCCAAAAAGCTCCCACGCTACTAGTGCCGACCCTAGTCCAATTGTGTGATTGTAATAATTCTGTTAGCTTCGCTGCTAGATCATACATTATCAGATACGGCTTTCATACAAATTTTTTAATGTCAAAATGATTTCTTTAATCAGTAAAATTGGCCAAATCAAAGACCTGAAAAAGGCAATTAAAACAACACGGCTTAATGATACATCGGGAAAATGATCGCGATTTATATCGATATATAGGATCATATATCCTATACAAAAAATCCAATATAAATCCAACAATAACACTTATTGTCCCTTGTAATTTAATATCTGATGAAGTTTGTATTGAACTTCAACCAAATCTTTCTGTGCTTCCATGACCTTATTGATATCTTTATAAGACAAAGGAATCTCGTCAATAAGTGCCGCCGCGGAATCTTTATTCCACACTCTGTCGCCCATCAATTCAACAAGATCTTCTTTGGTAAAAAGAGTCTTGGCTTTACTGCGACTCATAGTTCTTCCAGCTCCATGAGAGCATGAGTTCCAGGACAAGGGATTACCTGTGCCTTTAACGATATAGGTTTCGGCTCCCATTGAACCAGGGATAACTCCCCAGTCAGTATCTTTGGCTTGGATAGCACCTTTACGAGTTACCCAAACGGAATGGTCGCCGTGGGTCTCTCTTTGACAGAAATTGTGATGACAATTTATTTCTTGTTCGACTTTACCGGTCCCTACAAAATTAAAGAAATTTTTAAGGACGGATTGCATCATTAAATTTCTATTGGCTAAAGCATAATCCTGTGACCAAAGCATGTCAGAGATATAGGCGTCGAATTGAGGAGTCTCCTCAATGAACCACGCTAGATCTTTATCTTCTAAATCATATTCTCCGCTGACCCAAGATTTAAAGTCTGATTTAGCTATACGAATATGATTCTGAGCCAGAGTATTTCCAACTCCACGTGATCCTGAATGTAAAACTAACCAGACCTTGTCTGACTCATCCAAACAGACTTCGAAAAAATGGTTTCCGGACCCAAGAGAACCCATCTGCGTCATAGCAGTTTTTTTCTGCTTTGTGTCCAAGCTTCCGGGTATACCATGTTTATCAAACCATTCGGATGCACCCTTAGTCGCTTCTGAATGCCCTCTGCCTACGCCTGCGGGGATACTACGCTCTACTTCAGGCATAAACTTATCCAAGTCTTCAGGTAAATCTTCAGACATAAGGCTCGTTCGAATAGCTATCATTCCGCAACCTAAGTCTACTCCTACGGCAGCAGGTATGATGGCGTTTTTTGTAGCTATAACTGAACCTACTGTTGCGCCCATACCAACGTGGGCATCTGGCATGAGCGCAACTGGTCCAGCTAGAATGGGAAGCCGCGATAATTTTTCAGCCTGAAGAATTGTGTTGGTATCAAATTCTTCTACCCACGCATATAAATTATCGTTTAATACTTCCATATTGTTTCCGATCAGTATTCTTTAGTCTGAGTTATTTCTTTAGTTACACTAGTCTTATGGACAGAACCGACGCGTTCTGGGCGCATCCCTAAAGTCTTTAGCTGAATAGATTTAGTCTCGTCAACGAGATCCCAATTAATAAGAACACCCATGCCTGCTCTGTAATGAACAGTTACATTTACGGTCGCCCCTGCTTTAATCATACGCTCTTTTTCGTTTCTTGCGTTCTGAATAAAGTTAGTAACCAACCGAGGTTCATCACTGCTATAGATGAAAACATCTTCGTTTCTGTTGATGAAATCTTCTATAGCTGTTGTTTTTTTTACCTTACTACCAGTTTCTAGTAAGACATCAATACTGTTTTTTATAACAGTAGGTTCCATTGTCACTTACCCTTCTTGCTTTTGGTCTTCTTGGTGGACCTCTGAGCCTGTAGCTCTTTGTTGCGAGCCATATCGTCAGCGTGCTTCACTGCCCCTGCCGCACGCTTTTCGATTCTTTTAGAAAGGTTCGACACAGCTCTACTGTAAGCAATGAGCGCAGCTACACGAGGGTTTGCCTTATCATCAGGATGACGCTTGGCGATACCAACAGCCTCCACCTGATCTCCTTCGACAGTGGCCCAGACTCTAGCGATAGCTACATCGTTAGCGATGTCAACGTTACTGGTCCAAATCTTCACAGCTTCTTGAGCTTCAGAAATCTTGTTGCGGTTAACCATTTGATAATTCCTTTCTAAGAATTATATTATTTTGTTTTGTAAAAAAGTTTATCTAAAATTTTATAGCAATATACCCAAAGGTAAAATATATGATGCATAGATAGCTATTCTGATATTTGTACGATTAAAATATCTTTTTCGTAGTGACCGTCAACTTCTACTGAGCTATCTATGCAATCTATGATCCAGTCTTCTCTGTTGTTATATGCCTCAAGAATATCTTCTGGGGAACTGTCAAGAATTTCCATCTCTCGAATGCTTACTTCTGAAAATGTTACTCTGTATTTAGGCATCAATTCCACCAATCGTTATCTACTTTAGGTTGTTGTTTGTCGCCGCCATACCAGCCAAGACTGCCATCATCTTCAGGGGTTTCAATCTTAAGTGTTTCTAGATTGAAGCTACTGACTTGAGCTACATAAGAAGCAACGCCTTCGTGATATTCTTGAGGGGCAGATCTTTCTGCAGAGATAAACAAGTTATCTCTTTTCTTAGTAAATCCCTGTTCAAAAGCGATGTCTTTAGCTCTTTCTGGAGAATTGGCAAAAACTCTGATAACGTTCTTGCCTTTATTAGTTAAAGTGTATAGCTGCATTCTTCCTCGATTTGAGTTTCTTTATTTGGTTCTGAATTTTTAATGGCATATATATCGCCCCATATCGCGTCATGTTTAACTGTATATCCGGCAGCTAAAAGAGAGGGTTCTGGATCAGAACCACAAAAGCAATCATCTTTCCAGTCATCATCGATATCGATTAATGGAATCCCAAAAGTTTCTAGCTCTTGAGCGTTCCAAAATTCGATACCTTGGTCTAGAGCAAATTGTATATTACTCTCATAAATTACAACTTTTTCGCACATAATATTAAATTTCAGCAGAAATAATATTAACTTTAGCCGTTGGATATCCACCGTCTAATTCTTCGAATTGAACCGAACAAGTAACTTTGATTTCGTAAAAAGGAGAATATATAGCTTCTTTAAAATCTTCAAAGTCCATTTCGAAGTCAGGATCTTCTTCTTTTATTTGATCGTATACTTCTTGCCAGTCTTGATCTTCTTCCCACTCTTCGTGGACATAAGAAGTAAAGGTATACGGTTCTGTTTTAAATGTTGCCATAGAGCCCAGGGCGGGTAACGATCCCGTAATAACCTGACGTTTTAGAGACGCAGTGCTGAACCTTCAGCTACCCTGAGCGTTGTCCTGCTGCTCTACCTCACTAGTTACTTCTCTTGGTAGACTATAGCTATAGCTATTAGCTTGTCACTTAACATCAAAGGCAACCAGCCCGAACTAGTGGACAGCCGCACTTGTTAAGATCACAGCAGGAAATCTGTATTTAAATCTTCTGAAACTTTTCTTTTAGCTTCTCTCGCTTGCAGTTGAAGATTTCTTAATCGCTCTCTATCTTTACTACGTTTTTCAGTTTGCTCTTTGCTGTTGTACCATTCAGAACCATAACCATGCTCATCGCAATTAGGATTTAAAACGATAACGTTTTCAAGCTTTTTCATATTTAAATCAATTGCGTGACAAGTACAGCTCATTTAGTAAGTACTTTCTTCTACAAGCTTATTGAATTTACAGTTGATGTCTGCCTCACATTCACCACTTTCATCGTGATGATCTTGATATAGCTCACGCAACATCTTTTGTTCTTGTTCCGTTTTATTGGGATCTAACCATGCCGCAGGAAACAAGGTCCAATCACAATGATAACACCAGCAGATTATATTGTAAGTATCAGGCGCAAAAACAAGTTTAATTTCTTTTGTATTTATTTCTTTAGGCATTAATAAGATATTTCTTCTGAAGATTTATGAGATAAAGAAATTTCAACTATTTCTTTAGTGATTCGCGCCAAAGGAACAGATTCGTTAGAATAAATACTGTAAAAAAGTGGTACTTTAGGATCTAAATCTGTTCTAGCATATTTTAGATATAGCTGAAACTCTGAATCAGCATTAGTATATTCACTATGATTATACCCCTCGGTATATTCAAAATGTAATTCAATAGGATAATTAGTGTTAACTATATCTTTAAATTTTCCATGGCAGAGCTTACCATCTCTGAAAAAAGATATTGTCCGATCTCCATAATGTTCCAGCGCCCAAATCGTTACTGCTTCGTCGTAAGTCATGTTTCTCTTTCTGTATTTGTACCTCAGGCAGGATTCAAACCTGCAGCTCTACCTACATCTTTCAGTAGAATGTTTTCGTCCTTTGGGTTGACGCGCCAACCTACTAAGTACACCACTGAGGACTGATACCTTTGTTCGCGCTTATACATAATCCGTCGACTACGTCCCGAACTAGACCAAGGTTTGGATGCAAGTCCTCACCCTGACCACCCACAAGGCTCAAGTGGGGCGCTGATTGTCCAGGCTGAGTACGCGTTTGTCCTGCGTTCACTTACGTCACTTCACCGGGATCTGCCAACCACTACAGAAATAGAAGTGAACCTGAAAATACAGTATTAAATAAAAGCTAAGGCTGAGTATACAACCCCTGTATTCACTTGCGTCATTTCATAGGAGGTGTTGTCGAAATGAACCTTAGCTTTATAAAATTATCACTCTTCGATAGCCCAATCGTCTTCAGCGAGCTCGTGAGCAAACTCTTCTTTAAGAGCCGCCCATTCATCAGCACGAAGACCACGTTCTAACTCATTCAGTTTACGTAACTGAAGTCGTTGAACTCTTACACGACGATTCAATTCGCGAAGAGCTTTACGTTGACGGTCAATCTTGCTATCCCGTGCTGATCCTACAACCCATTTGCGCTGAGGATCTTCATCAAGCTTAGCATTGGCAATGCGTAAGTCTTCGCGAACATCGCGTAGTTGTGCTACGGTACGTTCATAATGAAGCTTGTAATTTGTTTCCATTTAATTCACCTCCTTTTTTGGAAAAAGAGGTAAATGTTGGAATAGATTAGACGGAGGATTTAACACAGCAATAGCTGTCATCCTGTCATCTAAATCAGGTTCCCAGAAAGCTATTAAATGTTCGACAGGTTTGTCGCCAATGTAATAGTCTGAGCAACCAACCCAGTGAGTCAACCGATCTGCGTAAATATCGGGATCTTCTGGGCATGACAACACAATGATATATGTATCATCGGATATGTCAGGAAAATTTGGATGGGCCGCGGCTCTTGCTGCAACATGTGCAACTTGCGCGGCTGCCAATCCAACAGGTAATGTAGAATCAACTAATATATATAGTCTATCTGGTACCTATGCAGTCATTTTATTCTCCATATTATTCATAGTAGTATTATACTGATTAAATGTTAATAATCCAACATTTAAATGGTGGCGGAGCTACCCTTACGTTTGCAACCACAAGGACTCCGCGGCTCCGGGAGCAGGGCTCGAACCTGCGACCCATTGATTAACAGTCAATTGCTCTGCCAGCTGAGCTATCCCGGAATGGAGCGTCATACCAGATTCGAACTGGTGATGTCACATTGGAAGTGTGAGGTGTTACCACTACACCAATGACGCAATATCAATAAATTACTTCTTCTAATTTTAACGGCTCAAACCACTCTAACCAACCTGGCACCCAAGCTTCAGTACATAACATATGGTATACTGAAATTGGTACCCTTTTCATCTCAGCTAAGTCTTCAATTACCCAAATACATATTAGTTCATCACTAATATTTTTTGGTGGGCTATATCTTACCATTATATTTCAGCGGATTCAGCGGCCGTAGAAAATTTGACCGCATTTTCTATTCCAAAAATTTGGATTAAAATATTAAGATGATAACATGCTCCGGCCAAGTCATCACCTTGAATTGTAAACTCATTAAGAGTATTTAATCCATGTGAGTCGTAATTATATAACTCTACTGGGCCACCTTTAACAAGTTTATCAAACAATTCATCGGCGGGAAATACATCACGAATATAATCTATAGCACAAATTATATCTGTGTATTGCTCTGAGCTTAAATGTATGCCCATTTAAATAGCTTTCTATTTATTCTAGTGGTTGCTGTAGGAATCGAACCTACGACCCTTGGGGCTTCACGCCAATGCTCTACCAACTGAGCTAAACAACCCTATTGTTTAGTTGTTGGATATCCGATCTTCCAACACCACTCCATAAATCTACCAGTCAGACCTGATTGTGTGTCAAAATCTGCGATTTTATGACCTAATTTTCCAATTAGATTTCTCACATTTTCTACTTTAAACTAGATTTATAAAGTCGGGTGACGTGCTATACTATACCTCATGCCTTATTCGGATCCATAACAACAACGACGCTACCAACGAGAGCGCCTAGCGAGAATCCGTGCAGCCTGGTTGGAGGAGCACGGGCCTTGCCACAGGTGTGGATCCTCCGACCGTCTTGAGGTCGATCACATGGATCCGGCGCTCAAGGTATCGCACAACGTGTGGTCGTGGAGCCCCCAACGAAGGGAGGAAGAGCTGGCTAAATGCCAGGTCTTATGTCACGAGTGCCATCTCCAGGAGACCGCCGAGTGGCGTAGGTCTTTCGTTGACCACGGTACGGACACCATGTACTCCAAGTTTGGATGTCGCTGTGATAGCTGCGTTGGAGCGAGGCGTGTCGCTAAAGCTGCCAACCGTAAACGCCGGAAGGAGCTAGGGCTGTCGTACCAATAGACGCCCCATTCGGTGAACGACGAGACTTGAACTCGCAACCACCAGGATCACAACCTGGCGCTCTACCAATTGAGCTACGTCCACAGTGGACACGATCGGATTCGAACCGATTGAGCGGGGGCGACCCTTTACTTAGCATCCATGCACCACACTGCGAATCGAACGCAGTTGACTCACCGATGTTCCGTGTCCAATTTTATTACCCTGCTGCTGGGACAGCCTTACCTTCAAAAACATCCTTATGTGGGTTTTGAAAGCCTGGAAGCTTATCCTTGCTCATAAAACCCTTATGTGTTACTTCTATTCTTGTTACGTCTAAGGCTATCAATGGCATCTTACCTTCGGGGGTAATTCCAAGCTCTAGAGTAACTGTATCGCAACCAGTAAGGTGCTTTGTGTAGCTCGCGACAACACCTTCGGCTCCCGTTACAACGTCTTTAACCTTATCGCCTATTTGAACCTTGTTCGTATTGTTATCTGTGTTGGTAAAATTATCTGTATTATCGCTCATTTGATTGCTCTTTCTTTAGATTCTGTTAGAAAAGTTCTTCTTCGTCTTTTTCGTCGGCAAAGCCAAAATCTACTATAAGCCTTACGACTCTATTGTCCTTGTTTAACTCTGCAGTAACAGGATAGGTACCATCTCCGTATAGGGTCAAGGAAATCACGCCGCCGCCCCATTCCCCAAAACAGTCACCCTTACCAGAATAGTTATCATAATTGGCATAAGCTGACTTATCTGAAGCCCTTAAATAAACACTTGTTTCTTCACCCTCTACAATAGTTGCTTTTTCATTTGCAACGGCTGAGGGTTCTTGGGTGTATTCTGGCATTGACTTACGTTCGTCAGGCAAGACATAACAAGGATCTATAATCATAACCTGACCGGAATCTACGTCTACGTGACCAATAACTTTACGTTCTACTACAGTGTCGTCAAACATTAATAACTTTCTGGTCAATAAAAATTTATTTTTTTCAGATTTTGGATTTTTTCAAGAAAATCGTAAAACGCCAAAAAATTTTTTCCCAAAAAAAAGGCCCTATAGGATTTTAATTATCAAAAGCAAAAATAACTCTAATATTAAACGGATCTATATTTAGGTTTATAGCTGTTTGTGTCAGATAGACTAAATAAAAGTGATAATTTGGCCCGCCACAAGCCAATAATTCTATGTTAAGCAATTCTTCTAAACTAGCCCACGTAACACTATGGTAATCAAAATCCATGCTTATTTCTTCGCGGGTTGATTCGCAAGCACTAATAGGTAAACCTCTTCCCGAACAAAGAGGAGTTACCTTATCATAGTTGCGGACATCAGCCAATTTTGCAAAAAAATCATAATTTCTGTTCATTGGCCATTTTCCGGTATGAGAACAATCTTCTACCCAGCCATAAGCAGTGAAATCAAAAATTAACTGAAAATAACTAACAGGAGGTCCACCTAAAGAAGCATAGATTGCGGATCCCGATGGGTCAGTATTATCAATAATATATTCTGGAAAACTATGAATATCGCAGCCCATTATATTAATAACAAATTTCTTCTAAACAGATTTGATTTTTTTGCAAAACTACATCACCACGTCTGGCTGTATACCAGAGTTGATTAACAGAAAAACTCACATAAATTACAATGTGTAAAAACTCAGAAACCATCTCGGTTTTGAGTTTTCTGATCACAACCGTAGTATCAGATACTGTACTAGGTTCGACATGATTTTGATGGAATGCTACACTTAAAAAGTCATGTATTATTGGCTTTAAATCATCTTCGGAATAAATTTTTTCAGATACAGATGGATCAATCGATAATCTATATTCAAACATAAATAGTCTTTACATCATTGCGTCATTAATATTAGACGTGGCGTCTATAGTTGCGTCTGAAGCATTTCCCCATATCTTATTTGCATCAATAAACATATACGTTCCACCGCTCGTTGGGTATACATTATATCCTGCAGATTGAGCATTCTCCAAAAGCCATTCAATCATTTGTTGAACTGCATCTTCGGGATCAGTTGCCTCAAAGGTGTTTCTCACCCCTACAGTATACTTATTCATCATGTCGGCCATGATGTAACCGGCAACTTAACCCAATGGGGCTGGGTTTTTGTAAAATCACAATACCAAACTTCTTGAATTCGGGAGTGTCTATTACTTACCCATTTGGCATACCGTTCGTATGTACGATAATATCTAGTTTTCGTGCCATTTACCACAATCCACATTTCTTGTGGTGGCATATACTGCATAAAAGACAGTTCAGCCATGGTTCAAGCTCAAGTCACTTATTTCTATATTTATCTAACTTGAGCTTGAACCAAGCTTTAATCAGGCCGAAATAGCCCAAGGCCAAACTCCAGGCTGATAGTCCTCGACAAGCTTAAGGCTCTTGAAGCTTTGGTCGCTTAATCCACCAAATAGATACCGGCCGGAGCCGAGCTCGATATTAGCAGTCTTATGTCCTGCCAAGTCCCAAACGTAAATAGGAACGTTCTTCGGAATGTTTTTATGGCTGACAGCTGAGGGGTGATCCTGCATGTCAGTAAACACTAATACGCGATCGAATGGTCCGTGCTCATTCCACATCTGTAATACCGATGGCCAGGTATTGGTGCCGTGGCCCACACTACCTACCGACTTGATAATGGTATCTGTTGTACGAAGAACCGAAGTCGAAGGCTGAACAACAGCAACACTTGAAGCATAAATAGCAACAGTGCTGTTGTCAGAAGCCGCGGCAACAGCAGAACCAAAGATCGCTGCCTGCTGAACAGGACTAACGGTGCCCTTGTTAGAATAGCTACCCATCATTGAGCCTGAAGTATCTACCATTACAAGAGTTCTACCATTGAAATGAGGAATGCTATTCAGAGAAAGATTCATTGCCTCTTCAAGGGCTTGAGCATACTTGAGACTTCCGCTGTTAGCGTAAGAAGACCAAAAGCGCATGGGAAGCTGACGTGACTTCGCAACTTCTTCTGGGTCAGCAATCTTGGCATTGACAAAGTCAACCATCGACTTACTGATACCCGCTTCTTCGAAATTCCGAAGATTGCGAATTAAAGCCATGTATCCCATCTGAGGAATAACGGCTTCCCAGGCAGCCTTATCCATCTTAGTGAGAGAAGATAATGCTTCCCAAGTTACGCCTTCAGGAAGTTCATAGTTGATCTCTCCCTTAAGAGCAGCCTGACGCCAATTGAGAACATTGGTAATCAGAGGAAGAGATTCCAACCCACGAGGATTATCACGGCGGTGGCGAACATCCATCAGATAAGTGAAAAGATCGCCCTGCCAGTTCCCAACAGGCTTAGGGTGCGTCATAGCGATAATATCGCCCATACGTACGTTCGAGCCATTCTGGTCCCACTTTAGGGCATTGCGCTCGTTATACAGCCTCTGAGCGGCGTCTGCGAGGCCTCTCTTGACTGGGGCAGGAAACTTACGGCCATAACGAGACACCCAATAGCCAAAAATCTCAGCGGGTTCATCGGCTCGAACGATACAACTGTCAATAACAGCTCTACCGTTAGGACCACCAGCTGCAACATATTCGCAAGCTGCAGCAATAGAATTGCTTCTAATGTTGGCTTCATTTCGCAGCCAAGGAATAAAAGCTCGTACCCAATCAGGATCTTCCTTCGTCACTTGCTGAACAAGCTTAGCAAATCGATCTTCTCGACTTTCGCCAGACTCATAATAAGAGTTCTGACCATGGAATGAAGACACCGAAAGAGTGTAAAGCTCTGTCTTAGCATCAAGACTATAACCTAGGCCACCTTCGTGGGTGACTGCTGCAGTAGTCGTCTGAGTGACGCCAACAGGCTTTGCCTGCTGTGCGTTCTGGGCGAAATGCGCCATCATTTTCTCTTTTCTCTATTTGTTAATAAGAATACTTGTGAGAACCAAGCGACTAAAGGCTTTTATAAATTTCAATTATGAAGTAACTCTAGTCTACGCATCACAAGTTAAAAAGTAGCACTGAGAACCAAGCACACAAAGTTTTTTTTGATTAAGTGAAAATTAATGAAGTAACTCTGTGTATCGCATCAGTACCTTTCGCGCAGGCCGTGAGGATCGAACTCACACTTCACAGGCTGATCGAAAAAGCGCCGTATACAACGCTTAAACATCGTTTTCCTGCTTCGTAGCTCCTCCTCTTCGATCGAGGTAGCACACCTGCATGGTTCTTCCGAGAACAAATCGATTGAGGTTTACGGTTACATTACCAAAAAATGAAGTAACCCCAATCTTCACATCGGAAGAGGATTGTTTTCGTTAATGTGCTATTACGCCTAAGGCCCCTAAAAAGGAGATGAGGTAGTGTGTCTCATAGCTCTACCTTAGTAGATATTAATCTACCCCTTCGGGCCAGCCAAAGCCAACCCTCAGGACTGCTCCACTCATTATCGGATGGCTGCTTCTAAGCCCACCGTTTAACGAAAACGAAATTACTCTCCTAATCTCCAACACGACGACGAAATAGGAAAAAGATTAGGAGAGTAAAAGTAGTATTGAGAACATTTTGAATAAGGAACTGTGGGGTTTGAACCCACTCTAGACGTGTGCCTAGTTTTTCCGAAGTATCCCTACTCTTCACATCAATACTTAAAAATTGTGTCGAGAACAAATCGAATTAAGTGTAGTGCAGGACAATTGCTCTGCCGTTGAGCTACTAAATGTTTACACACCTAGCCAGGAATCGAACCTGGACACATTGTTTTCGAAGTATCTCAATTCTTCACATCGACACATTGATTGATTATACCGAGAACCAATCGTTCAAAGTTTACATTTTTGTGCTGCCGTTACACTAAGCAAATTTTTCAATCTACTGCGGAGTCGAACCGCTCTAACTTATTAAGAGTAAGAAGTAACTCTAAACTACACTTCGGTATATCGTGGCAGCGACAAGATTTGAACTTGCGATCTACGGGATATGAGCCCGTCGAGGACAACCAGACTCCTCTACGCTGCTATGAATTATGTTGAGAACCAGGCGATTAAAGTTTTGTGTGCGCCATTGCACATCTAGCAATTCACATTACTAGATACGGGAATTGAACCTGTGAAGTAACTCTTATCTACGCATCAACATAAAAAAATGTACTGAGAACCAGTTGCTCGAAGTCATTATTCGTGCTCCCGTTACACTAAACAGCTTTTGCAAGCCGCTGCGGAATCGAACCGCTCTGATCATTTTCAAGATGAAGTAACTCTAAACTTCACTTCAGCACAAAGAATGTTTTCTAATAGTATACAATACCTTTTCTAATTCAACAACTTATTTTAATTTTCGAATTTTGCTTTAAGGCGTTCGTATTCTTCTCGCTCTTTAGCAATTTTCTTTTCTTTTTTCGCAGCGGCAGCTGCTTTAGCTTTGGCAGAACGATTTTTCTGCTGCTCGATTTCTGTTTCAGTCATTGGCATAAAATATCGCAAATAATATTCATCTGGATCATAATCCCAATTATTATAATAGCTTATGACAATATCTATTCCACCAAGACTTTTAATGTATTCAATTGTTTCATTTATGTAAGCAACATAAAACGAAATATTTATTCCATCGTAAGCCGCTGGAGATTTTAAAGGGTGATTTGCGTTTTTGTATCCAAGAGGCGGCTTACGAAGCGACATTTAGTTTCTCAGTTTTATTATAAATTTTTAAAAATTTATGGGAACTAATCTTTTGAAATATTCAAAATATTCATCGATTAATGCAGCTACCTCTGAAAACGTAGGTAACTTAGTTCCCCAACTATGCACAATTCGGGGTTTCCAATCATTGTCTGAAGTATTTAAAATTAACACATATTGCCAAGATGGATTTTCGTCTAAATAATCCCATACTTGAGTAAGCGTATGCCAGCCTAAATGATCATGATCAAAAATTGCTAAATTCATTGTTGCAAGATCACCCTGAACAGGTGAACCACCACGGAATAACAATCCACTCTCGTGATCTACTATTTCGCCTTTAAGCCATTTGTACTCACCTAAAATAGGTCTAAATTTTGCAAAACGTTCATCGGTTAACATATCAACACTCAACTTTTAGAATTCTTGACTAAATTATATTTCTCTGAAGTCTTCTTCGAGGTAATATGCAGTAATTCATCTAGTTTTACGTCAATCATTTCTGTAACTTGATCATTATCAACGCAATGCGAGATATCTAAAGGCATTGCGACGGCACAATACACGTCAATGTTTTCAAAATTGCCAATGTTGATTTTTCGCTGTACGCCGCAAATAACTACAGGTTGCTGTGTTGTTTGTAAATTTGGAAACATGCCGACAACCTGATCTGATAGATCATTAGCTTTATCTGCGGCATTTTGTTTTACACTTGGCATATTTTCCTCTTAGGACTTAAGAATTTGGTCAACAATGAATCTTTCAACTAATAATACTTGATTAGGTAAGTCATAATCATTGGTATTGACAATTAAATTAAAATCATTATCTGTGAATGGAGAAATTTGCGTTTCATGTTTTCTTTGTTCTTCGGTAAGTATACGATTGTCTCTTTCTAAGAGACGAGCATCTTGTTCCAAAAGAGAAACATCTAAACGAATTGTGATAACCTGAGCGCCAAAATCTTCCAATACTAAAAAAGATTCAAGCTCAGAGCGGAGCCGTAAATCGTTTATGATAACAATATTTTTACATTGATCTATGATATCTTCATGTTGACGCATAAATTCTCTATGTTTTTGAAATATTGAACGAGTCAAATATTTAGCAAAAACATTTGGAATAAGCTTATGACATGCGTCAGCAGTACGTGTCATAAAATCTCTGTCTCGGACAACTTGTCCGTGAGCATTTTCTTTTAACACCAGCGGATAAGCTTGCGTGTCATAGATCAATTCAATAAAATCATTAAAATCTACACTTGTAGGTAGAAATAACTCTGTAAACACTTGGTGCAACAACCATAATTGACGACTCTCTACGTCCGCACCAACTGTTTGAGTTTTAATAGTATGCATCTCTCCAAGAGGTGCAGCTAATGATCTATAGTCCCAAAATGTTTTATAGTGCTGCTTAATTCTTTCGGCCCGGACTCCTTCTGGAGCAGCTATTAATTTAGCTGTTTGAGACTTACCTGCGCCTGAGGGTCCATGCAAAAGTACACAAACTAAATTATCTAATTCGTCCATAGGGCAATACCTTTATTTACCTTACTATTATTCTGAACCACTGCATTTTCAGGAGGTTCAATACACACCAGGAAGTCCTATGAGATATTTAATTGGAAAAAAAATTCCATTATTCACTCTCAAAATTTTTACAATCTCATACTTGTTCATCAGTATACCAGGTTTTTTAAATTTTCTGATTGAAGACGAACAAGCTAAAAGAGAATTGTATCCAGAAGTAATCTATTTAGTATTAGACTATTGGGCCTGGAGTATTCTTTGGGCTATTGTAACATTTTTGGTATTGTTTTACAATGCAACTGCAAGTTATTTAGCATTTATTTTTTTGAATATAATGATGATCTTTTTGGGTACATCATACGCTTTAATGACCTTTTATGCTAAATATTTTGAAGAAGCTAAAGTTTCCATTATGTCTATTGGCGTTTGGATTTCTTTAGCATTTATGGCTACTACTGCATTATTTTATGACAACATTCTTCTTAAACCAAAGAAAAAAAGAAAATGATAGCTCAAAATTTATATCAAGAATTACTGCCTTACGGCACTTTAATTATAGCTGTAGTAGTTGCGGGTGTAACTGGAATATTTGCTTTAAAAGGCAAAAGAGTAGATGCAGGAGCGTGGATCACAGATACGTTAAGGGTAGATGCAGAAGCTCACAGAGAGGAGTTGAAAGATATCTTGGTCGAGTTCGAAGAGTTTAAAGAGAAGACCGTAAAAGAGCGAGAAGAAAATACAAAACAAATAGAATTGTTAAGAATCGCCGTTGCTTCTTTAAAGATAAGAGAAAAAGAACTTATCGCATACGTAACTCTTGTGGAAAAAGAAGTTCAAATTTTAAGAGAACTTTTGGTCATGCAAGGCGCAGCGACTCCAGAAAGTTCAGTAACCCTTAAAACTTTAAGAGTTTTAGACTCAGAAACAGTATCTTTTGTTGAACAAATTGTAAAAGACTATCCAAACGTATAAAGATTTCAAAGGTATTAACATGAACACATTAAGAAAATTAGACTGGATTTCAAAACACGATCCAAGAAGTCGTAATTATTCAGTAGCTTTAACTACAACAACGCCTTATTCAAGAACTTATAGAACTTGGTTACCTGGCAAACAACTTGATCAAGGTGTAGAAGGTGCTTGTGTCGGACATGGAATCATTGGAGCCCTAGAAAGTAGTCCTAAAAGATCAAAAATTCTTGATCCACAAGCAGCTGCTTTTGGAACCTATAACCTTGCCAAATTTATTGATGAATGGAACGGTGAACAATACGACGGAACATCAGTTTTAGCCGGAGCAAAAATTGCCAAACAAATGGGATTAGTTAGCGAATATCGTTGGTGTTTCAGTCTGCAAGATGTTATTCAAACAGTATTAAATTATGGACCAATTGTTATTGGTGTTGAGTGGCGCGATTCAATGTTTGAACCTCAGCCTAATGGAGTTCTTGACTGTTCTGGACAAGCCGTAGGTGGTCATTGCGTTTTCATCCACGGCGTGACACAAAACAATGATCGAATAGCATTTGGCACAACAAATAATTATGTAAAGATCAAAAACTCTTGGGGGTCCGAATACGGAATTAACGGTTCTGTATATATGACTTTTGCTGATCTCGAAGAATTATTATCCCGAGGAGGAGAAGCTTGTTTCTTAGTTAAATAAACTAAGTTTTATCGTTTTTATAAAAGCCTTTACCCTTAAATACTGGATCTGTTCTCCAGACCGGAACTCTTTTAACTGGCTCATGAACCATACCTCCGTCTTCATCCACTTTATAAGGATGAGGTAAAACGGTATATGGTTCATCAGCCATTTTTTGTTCTACTTCTAATAAAGTTCCGTCTTCAAATTTATATACGTATGCAGTCATGTTATTTCACCAAATCAAAAGCATCATGAATTGCCTTGATGCTATATTTTTCAGGAAAGGCATGTTGAGTATATACTTCGCCTTTCGAATCCAAAACTTCTTCTGAAGAATATTTTGACAGTTTACCCAAAAAACCCTTAAGAGATTTTGTATGATTTTTATTTGATCTTAATAATATTCCGCCAGCGTCTGCATTAAAAACCTGAGAAAACAAATCGTCATATTCTAAAACCATGGCGCGACCAATTTTTTTTCTTTGAAAAGTTTTTATCGAAGCAATATTACCAAGATGTTCAAAAAATTGGTTTCCGCGAGCTTTAGAAGTATAACAAATAGGTTTTCCTACTCCGTAGCCATAAACTAAATTAGGAAGCCATGGGTGATAATAAAATAAATCACTTTGATAAGTAGATTCATCGTTCCATGCGTAAGGTGAGAACAAAACATTAATATTATTTATCCGATAAGATATTTTATTCGTATTAATATTTTTAATTCCAATAAGACCCCATACATAGAATTGATAAGGCAATTCCAAATGTATTGAATGCGTCGGATGATTTAAAAAATCTGCCTTACCCTCTTTATAATAAATCAATTGCTTGCGCGGCTTAACTTCTTGAACCATTAATACATAATGATCCCAAGTTCCATGATAATGATTTGGGTTGCAACCAAAAAGATTCGGTCGAGGTTGTTCACTAATTAAATACGGCCCTATCATTCCAGTGTCTCTAGCAACTTTTTTAGGATCTTTGATCCTAGCAAAATCTACAAGACTATGGCCAGTATATTGCATTAAAGGAATTTGGATGTCACCAGGTTGCATCGATCAACACTTCGCCCTCTGAATCAATTGCTGCTTCTACTGTGACCAGCATTTCTCCAAAATCAGCTTCTTCGAAAGAAACAAATTCTGCAGAATTTACCGTGGGAAATATAGAATCATAATCGCCAGAAACTGAAATATCATATGCGCCATCAACAAATTGATCTACTCCGCGAAAAACAGCAGTTTGGCGCTTACTCACACCAGTCCCCTCGTAAATTCGCAGGACATACTTATCATCATTACTTCCATGATGATAAGTTACACCTTTAGAGCCCGGATGAAGATTACCATAAGTGATTACTGCTGTCGATGGAATGGAAATTGTCATACAGACGCCATCGCTTTTTTTGATATGAATTAATCTATTTCCACTATTAGTCATCAGTAATCAGTACTTTCTTGGTCGGATACATATTTTAAATTGTGATCATAACCTAGGTCTATACAAGATGGACAGCAATCTGCATGGGCATATAAAATTGTACACATACAGCTTATATGCTCAAGATCTTCGTCTTCAGTATCAAAAAGTCCATCTTCGAATGGATTAAAATGTCCGTAAGAAAAACAATCTTCCGAATGGACATCATGCAATCCATGCTGACGAGACTCGTGGCTGAACGCTTTTTTACAAATACAACATTGATCAAGTTCATCAAGCATGATTCAACTTTCGATAATATTTTGTTCGTGTAGTTGAGCAAAAGCTTCAGCGATAGCAGCTTCTTGATTATGACACTTGTTTACCAACACACTAAAAAGTGTTGTAAGTGGTGAATTTGCAATGGAATCTGTAGACAAAGATAGCATAAAATCTACCTTCCATAAGCTGGGATGTAAGTATTGATCTGGCTGCTCTGCAGTCACATACCAATCACACTTGTACATCACTTGCCAGATTAGGCTCTAAGATTTTCAGTTTTTGAATAAAATGATGAAGTGTTGACTCATCACGTAATTTAACAATTACGCTCTGACCATTTGCTTGAACGGCAAGCTCTATCTTATTATCTTCGGTAAGAGTAAGATAAATTTTATTATCTTTGTCTACGAAAATTTGTCGATGTGAGTATGAAGTTGATATTTGTTCATTCATTTGGCGAAACTTTCCTTTTTACTAATTCTAAACAATATAAATGTTTCATGTGAGAATTTTGAAATACGGCAATAAATTCCGCCCAAGAATATTCACTATTTTCTAAATGACTATAAAACCTTATCGTCCCCGTATAATATAAATTTATTGCGGTCCCGTCATATAAAGTGTAATTTACTTTAGAAAGTTCCACAGCGTTTGATTCAACTTCGTCAAAAGCAGAACCAATGTCAATAAATAAACCTGATGGGGTTATTTTATAATGATTTAAAAGACATTCTAAATCTTTTGTTTGATAAGTTACTGCTTTAAACTCATTATCCAATACTGGCAGTGCGGGAATCCAGTGGGAAACATTGAACTGGATTGTTATTTCGTCGTAGAGACCCATTTTATTAAATCGATAATAGTAAAAGCCCTAGATCAATTAAGACCTAGGGCTTTCGCTATCACC